ATGAAACGAAAACTCTCTTTTATTCTCTTATCTACAGTATTCTTTTCTACTGTTCAGGCAGCATCGCCTCATCAATACCGTAACGATGGTGATAGTCGGAGAGCGGAAAAAATAAAGACAGAAGATCGACAAGAAGAAGAAGAAGAAGAAGAAGAAGAAGAAAATAGTTTTGTTTGTGACGGTAGGCAATATTGCTCTCAGATGAGCTCTAGAGAAGAGGCATATTTTTTCATTCAAAACTGCCCTAATACCAAAATGGATGGCGACCATGATGGGATTCCTTGCGAAAACGATTCCCGCTTTCCTCCACTTAGATCCAAGCGATATTAACTAGCTCATAGGCACTAGCGCATCATGGCGTTAAGAAATCATGAATAATTGAGATGATAATCCAGTGATTCTGGTGACATCCGAGTATAGAAAATCCGTATGATGCATAAACAAAAACCCCCAGCTTTACGCTAGGGGTTTTGTGTGTTCTCTTAACTGCTCCGGTTTACACCATCATCGCTATCGCAAGAGAAACATTAATTCAATTTGGCTTTATTACAGCGCAACTTGATTACAGTGCAACAACGTTGCCAGCTGATGGGCCTTTCTGACCATTTTCAATGGTGAACTCAACCTTTTGGCCTTCGTCCAGAGTTTTGAAATCGTTGCTCTGGATAGCAGAGAAATGTACGAATACATCTTTGCTACCGTTGTCAGGAGTAATGAAACCAAAACCTTTACCAGCGTCAAACCATTTTACTAAACCAGTCATTTTATTAGACATAGAAATTACCTTAATTTTATAGCGCCTTCCGGCAAATAGGGCCTGTGCACAGAATTTAATCAGCAACAATAAGGAGGCTCAAAAGAAGGGATATCTATGGATAACACTTTGAAATGAGAACTGCTTTACTAAACTGCTTTTTAGGTCTGCGAATCAAACCGACGAGCTATTAACGCATGTATAACAATCTTTAGCAAGCATTTATTCTTAAAAACCTTTTAATAGCCGGATAGAGAAGAAATAGACGCGATTCATCTCTTCAAGAGGAAATCTCTATCGGTACATTCGATAGCGATCAGACTATCGTGCATTGTAGATTGACAAGAGCTGCAAGCTATCACATCCAAGAGCCGTCTGCCTGAACCTCACGCGTCAAAATTTGTCGTAAAAATACGTTAGCTGATGACAAGCCAAGTGACCATGGTGATGAATGGTAAACAATTAATCTGGGAATCAACAATTTTACTCCAGTAGATAAATGAACACATGCTGACAAGGGAAAAAGTCATCTCTCTTTAGCCATAACCAAAATTGATTTATTTTTCTTAAAATATAGACACCTAGAAAAACGAGTTAAAAGTAAAGTTTTGCTATTCGATTATTTTATTGAATAGCAACGTACTTCTTTGGCAGCCCGTAACTGCAAGCATGACAATAATTAATCAGCCATACTTTCATCAAGTCTTTTAATTAATCACTTAAACACAATAGCTTTGGCGCAAGTTCATAGCTTGTTCTAGATTTAAAATGTCACGAACCATGCTCTCTTGTGAAAATTAAAAAATTGATGTTAGCTCTTGCATTGAAACTTCGATATACATAGATATCAATTATCAATATAGGTATCTCTGGGATGTGGAGTGTGCCATCTGTGGAGAAAAATATAGATAAAAAACACCGGATGCAATTCATTTAATCCCAATAAAAATCCAAAAAATTGAAATATAAAAATTTAAATCAATTCTTCGGCTAAAAAACCATCAAAAACACCGCCCTTTGCTATCCTCTGAAATCAAACGCATGCTATATTTTTCGGACATCATCGGGAAAATTTGGGCGTAAAAATGGAAACGGTCAACTATAACGGAACGATAATCTGCGTACAGGGAGACAGCGACATGCGAACTGGTTACCCCAGCGATGATCGAAGATTCCGGGTGTTATGCCGCGGTACGCATCGACGAAACTGACACGCCAGCGACTCATGATGCCCAGTTCCAACCTTAGAAGACACGCTCGACATCATCGCACAAAAGTTATCGCTGTTTGTCTGATTGCTTAGTGTACTCACAAGTTAAGATCTACGTTATTATTGAGAGTGGAGTTTTAGTATGTCAAATGATGGTGAATTATTTGTAGGAATAATAAATCTAGAACATCGAGATGACAGGAGAAGAGAATCACTTGATGAACTACAAAAAGCATCTATTAATACAAACGACGATGTATTTTTCAAAGCGACGTACATTGAGCGTTTTGGTGCTTTGGGGGCAAGTATTAGTCATGCTAACATTTTAGCGAAATATTTATCAACAACGTCGGCACCCTACGCGCTAATTTTAGAGGACGATTTTGAAATAGTTGATAAAGTAAACTTCCTATCAAACATTAATATTATTATAGAAAATAGTAATTCATGGGATGTATTTTTATTATCTCATAACACAGCCATTGCAATCGAAGCGACAACAATTAATGATTGCTACAGAGTAGTGAATTCACAAACCGCATCTGGATATATTGTAAAAAGAGACTTCGCCCCACAATTAATACAAATATTTTTTGAATCAGTTGTAAATTTAGAAAAATTCAAAAATTATCAAATCGAGACAAGACAACAGCTTGCACATTTTTATTGCTTAGATATTTTATGGAAAAACCTGCAAACGAGTCACAGATTTTTAGCCCAAATACCCGCGCTAATCAAACAGAGGAAAAGTTTTTCAGATATTGAGAAGACAGTTGTTGATTACGGCGTTTAACCACTATCGTATTGATAAATAGTTAAAAAAAGACTGAATACGATTCCTTTACTCGTCAAAAAACAATTAATCTATTGAAAAATAACAATTTTAACCATAGGTTAGGCTAAAAAAACATCGAAAAAACCGTCCTTTACTATCCTTTGAAATCAAACACATGCTATCTTTTTAGAACATGGATGGGAAAATTTCGGGTGTAAACAATGGAAACTATTAACTATAACGGAACAACAATCTGCGTACTTGATGACAGCGACATGCTGACTGATTGCCCAATCGGAGCCTATGCGGTTATCGAGGATTCGGGTCACTATGTCGCTGTACGCGTCGGCGAAACTGACGCGCCAGCGATTCATATCGATCCGGTTCCGACGCTTGAAGACGCTCTCGACATCATAGCCGGGCGTCTGTCATTTTTTGCGTAATCAGGCAGGTTTAATGATCGACTCGTAGGGTGTTTCTTCGCGATCTGGCATTTGCACGCGGACGCTCAGGAATGTGTCGGTCGGGATATCAATCAGATCTCCTTCTACGTAACTATCAATCTCGTTACGTGCAAAATTCATCGCGCTGGGATGCGTGCGGTGATACGTGCGGATAATAATAGAACCATCTTGTTCAACGTCATAATCAATCCAAAGACGCTCAAGACCGTTCCGGCAGCGTGGCCCAGCAATACCCCCATCCATCCCACCCCAAGCAAGATCAGCATTCAGGCCAAGACAACCAGAGATACGGTATTGACCAGTACCACTGCGTTCCGTGACAATCCCCTCAGACTCCGTATTCAATTCAGACGAACCATCAGAAAACAGCTTAACAACCGGAGATGCTGTTTTCAGAAATCCATTTGAATCGGTCATCGTATTGCCGGTGTGTTTGAGGTGTACAGCTGGCAAAAAGTTTCCGTTGACGGTCTTCTCCAAGACAAACTCATTGAAGTTACCTTGTGTCATATTGCCATCCACTAAACCCCAGCCCCATTGTGTTGAGTCGGTATCTGGTTTACCTCCTCTATGTCTAACGCTTAAATACGCCTTCCATATTCCACCAACAGTACAAGACCCTGCGGCTTGCTCGCTTTGTAAAGCGGCGGCGTAGTCACCACCAGTTGGGTAGTCTGTGGCTAGCGCATTTTTAACAAATCCATTGAGCGAAATTAGATTCCTACTGTTCCAATCAACAGACCAAGAAGTTTCCCAATTGCCCCTCTGAACGCTTATTGATGCCGTTTTTGCCCCACCTGTTGTAAAGTTGACGGCTACCAGCGAGGCATAAAATTCAGGGTGAAAAATAGGACTCCAATAAAGCACCGTATCGGCAAAACCTGGCGGTTTGTTAATTGCCGTTGAGTCAGCCCAATATAAGCCCGATGGCGTATTGACAGTAAAATAATCAAATAAGTTGGTATTTGGAGGTATTGCAACAGCCTTTCCGCCCCAGCCAAATTGACCAGCGCCCATTTTCGTGTTGAGCAACCGATCCCACTCAGACTGGCTTCGAATAGTTACAGACTGACCATCCGGCGTTGTGAGCGTAATGTTTCCGCTACCCGTCAATATCGATTGCCAACCCTGTAATTGCTGTTGGTAATAGGCAAGCGTTGAGGCGAACTCATGTGCGAATTGCTCAATAGAAACGGTTGGTGATGTGGGTACAGCGTATAGTTTATCGCCGCCAGTTATACCGGAAAATGCAGATACCAGAGTTAATTGGGTGTCAGATTGCACGGACTCAATTTCATAAATCTGAACAGTGCCAGCACCGGGTAATAATAACATCCGGCCAGTTGAGACACCATTTAATGGGTTGGAGAACTGAGTTCCGTTACCCGTAATGATTTTGCTACCGTTAGTTGCAGTAACAGAGCCTGTTTTATACCAAGACATATTTTCTCCAGACGTAAAAAAAAACCGCCGAAGCGGTTTTATGCTATTAGGAACTAATGCGAGACTTTAATTACCGTAATTCTTTCCGTCCAACACCATCAGGTGCGAGGATACGAACTCTATATCTCTCACTCCAACTCTAGTGACCCTGCTGACCAGCAGGTCGCCCCGTACAAGATGTGCTTGGTTACCAATTTTCATGAGTGCGGTGGTCCGTATCTGCATATTTTGCAGCGTTGTATCCACTTTGTACCCATAATCCCTGATCTGGACGAGATTTTTTGCGTACGGTAAGGGTTGCGCGTTCCGTGTTGGGGTGAACCCTGTATTGGGGTAAATTATAGGAACGTTCTCTGATGAAAACGTTATATCCCCCATCTCGTTATATACTGCAATACCCACTGTTGGAACGGTAAGAGTAGCACCAACTGAGAACACATAAATATCGACTTCAACATCAGCACCAACCCTGCTGATTTTGTAATTTGATGCGTCATACTGTATAGCAGAATCAGCGGAACTCCAGTCGCCAAACACTATGCATCGTCGCCTATCCCCAACAGATTCAGGGACTATCCATCCTGCCCCATTTATTACCACTGTCTCCTTGTGTACCATGGCGCAGATTTCTGACGTGCTATTGAATTGCGTCCAATCAACACCGTCTGTTATTAATAATCCAAAATCTGAACGCTCTTGAGTATCAGGAGTGAGAATTTCATAAACATCAATGACGCCCGAATTAGGGATTTCTTGCGTGTTCGTCCATGACAGAGAGTTAACCTCAACTCGCACAATATCACCGCTGACCGCCACCTTTGCTACATTGTTAACTCTATATCCGTTCAGTGTACCGCTACCACTCAGAAACCACCAATTACCGGCTGTAACAATGACAGGCAGGAGAATCGAGCCTGGTGTTTTATTCGTTATCTGATAATCCCATGCAAAGTAAGATATTTGTTGGTTCGTAGGTACTGGAAGAGTGATGGTTTGCAAATACCTAACCGACACGCACCCACTAATAAGAACTTGTTTGTTGTTGAGCATGTCTGGCGTCACCATTATGTCAATTATTTCAGACATCAGGAGCCTCCCCCGTAATTACTCCGATTTGTATGCGCAATCTCTTTCCTGAGTCAACGAACGATAAATTGTTTTCTGGTTTGCTGATCAACCAACCGCCGATACCGCCTGATTCTTTATAGCCAGATGAATATATAGCGTTTCCAATTTTAGCGTTATTTATAGCTGAGTCGGCAATTTTTGCACTAGTGATTGTTGCGTCACCAATCACCGCACTACGCAAAATAACTTGCGTTCCCTGATTGGTGAATATCGGTGTTGGCACCCCTCCGGCATTAGTCATCATCGTAAATCGGTCAGCTAGCATAATAATATTTGCCTGCATCCCATCCTGAGAATTTGAAACATCAAGACCAATACCTGCAATGTATTGATGGCCATTCGAATCGACAGCAACTTTAATTGATCGATACGCTGACATTTTCGCATCCATGCCATTTACGATACTGCTAACGTCGCTGATTTCAGTTGAGACGCCGTTGACAGTTGCAGTCAGCGTATTGATTTCTGTTGCCTGTGCCGTTAATTTTCCGTCCATATTCGACACTGACGTTTGCAGCCCACTCACAGCAGATGAATTAGCAGAAATACCGGATTCCGCATCTGTCATTTTACTGTTCAGATTCGTAATATCCTGCGCTGTTGTCTGTTCAAGCGTCGTAACTGTCTGCTGTAGCGCATTAAGATTACTGTTAGTTGTGCCGATCTGGGATTGCATTTCCAACATAGCAATCGTCCGAGCCTCAACCTCACTGGCGACAATGGCACGGGTTTCAGTGATTTCCGCAACTCGCTCGCCGTTCTGTGCCCGCCAGCGGCGGGTTTCTGAGTCGTTAGCTAGGCTATTGCGGATAATCGCTTTGGCCTGTTCAATGCTGTCACGCATACCGTCAGCTATTTGCTGAGTGTTGTTTTCAATGTCGCCAGTCAGCGATTTCCATGCATCTGTTTCCATCACTTTTTCTGCAATGTGATTTGATAACTCCTCAATATCATCATCTGGCTGACCACTGACAGTTATGAATCCAGACACACCAAATGCCGATCGTGTCCTGATGTATGCATGATATGTGGCGCCAAATTTCAGTTGAGAGGCGACCCACTGTGAGCCTCGTCCGAGAAACTGAGCCTCAGTTTCTATTTTTGATGCATCAGTGATTTTTTGCTCGCCAGACCACCAGAATTCAAATGTCGTATCTGTTGTTGCGCTAACAGGCATCACCGGAATCATTGTTGCCTGAAGAACGCCGGGTACCCACTGAACAAATGATGGAGCCTGCGGAGCACCGATGATCATGCTGACCTGAGCCTCTGCCCCCTTCATGCCGTTATCGTTGCGGCCTCTAACACCTAGCGTGTAATTGTCAGCATCGATCCCGTAAAATTCATAACGAAACTGGTCAGTTTCGAACTGAGCCACAACCGCCCCATTTTCGTTATAAACGTATAACTCAAACATCAGTTTTTTAGTGGTGGTCGCAGTCTCCCATGTGGCCGTGACCTGCACAGTTCCACTGTTGGTGTTGATGATTTTCAGGTCCTCAATATTAGGAACCCGATAGCCATTCAGCGTGTCTGACGGGGTTTCGAACACAGCGCCCTCGTCTACGATAGCCTGCTTGTTCGGGTCGTGCAGTGTCGCGGATATGCTATAGAGTGAGCTGTTGTCATCTTCCGACACTGCCATGATACGCCACAGGCGAGTACTGACCTCTCCAGTTGAGATGACGAACACTGTGCCGTCCTTCACCCATGCAGGCGCTGATCTCAATGTGATAACTGCGCCGGATACAGTGACAATCTCATGCTTCGCAAACTTACCGTCGACCCCCATGATCGACATCTTGTCACCTGTTCCAACAAGCTCAGACACATCTGCATCAACAGTGATAACAGCACCAGCGTGAGAGATTATCCGGCCGCCGAGACGGGTGGCGCCATGGTTGTTATCCATCACTTCAATGATGTCGCCAGGCAGAAATGCTATAGCATCCCGTGCCATCTTAAATGTGACCTTTTTATCCTCAAGCTTGGCGCTCTCTACCAACCATTTGGCGGTGCGAAGCGCCTGACCCCGTGATGTACAGCCAAATGCCTCAATCGTGGTTTCGTTATACTCATATCGACCGATCATCGCGTCATCGGAGTAATACTCTTTCACTTGTTCCCAGCCGTTGTTCGGGTCAGTCCAAGATACAACCACGGCATTAAATCGTTCTGAACGCTTCATTGAGCTGTATGTAAACAGGCCATCAATAACATTGGCATTTGTCACAGCAGAGACCGGGTCTTGCGGGCGATCAATCATGATAGAGAAGCGCATTCCATCCCACAGCGCGATACCACGGAACATGCCTGCGATATCATCGAGCAACTCGCGCGCACTCTTCTGCTCGGTGATATAGGCGTTCAGAGTGAATCGAGGCTCCTTACCACCGTACCCGTCATCTAATTTCTGATCGCAGAACTGCGAGAGCACATAGAGGCTGCCATCATCAACATCGATATAGCCAGCCCTGCGAGCCAATCCGTATCGTGTATTTTTCACCAGCGCGCGAAAAATCCAGGCGGGGTTGTTTGTCCATGCTGATTTAAATCCGCCAGTCCAAATGCCAGAATAGGTTCGGGTCTGTGGGTCGTAGTTATCAGGCACGTCAACAATTACTCCGCGCAAGTAATACGTGCGATTAGGGGTATCGGTATACTGGTCACGGTCGATGACTGCGCCACATACTGCTGTGAATGGGTATGACAGGTTGTCATCAGTGATTTCCGTGTAACTATTCCACACAGTCCCGTTATTCAACAGGTCACTGGTGCTGTCTGGAGTTATGCGACGAACGCGGATATCGAAGGGCTTTATTTCCGGCGCATTAATAACATGCGCCTCAAGGTACTCACCTGAAATCTTCCCTGTGATAGTCACTGTTTTTGCTATCTGGTATGCATTGTTTCCTGTGCGGGTTTCGATAACCATCGTCACACCGGTGTTCTGCTGATTCCCCTTAGTGTCCTGCTGTACGAGAGCATTAACACCGAGGTTTAAACGCACACGGGTAACATCATTATCTGTAACGGTGCGCACAAGTGGCGTTGCCTGCGTCACATCTGTATTGATGATAACTGTCGCTTCAATCGCATCAAATCCGTTAATCGGTGACTGATCAGCAGAACCGGGACGCCATGCGACGCTCACGCCGGGGATATTTACAATACCGGACGCACTGGTTACTGGGGTTTTATTGACTCTGAATGACGAGAGGTGTTCTTGATCTATAGGTCCATAAATTGGCCCGTCCGAAACGATGTCGAGAACGCGGTAAAACTGTTTTGATGTGAGGTTGTCATTAACTAGTGTTGGGGTACTTCCGCCACCGCCGCCTGAACTCATATTTCCGCCTTAGCTAATAGAGATGTTCCAGTCTTTGTTGTTGCTGGTATCAATGCCGAGTGAACCAACGTTTGAACCAACCACCATTTCACCCAGCAGTAATGGGACAGGGCGACCCTGCCCTACGCGGTTCTCTGCACTGGTGAATGAGTTGTTCGTAATTGAGTTGGATTGAGCAGCATCGGCTGAGCTTTTGGTCTTCATATTCGATGTCATGTAGAGCGAATAAGCGACCGAGGCGACGGTAACCGCCACCATCACCCACATTACAGCTGCGGCTGATAGCGCAGCTCCTTCGACAATCGGCACAAATAGGACCGTTGAGCCGTCTTTTAGGTGTCTGTCCATGTGGAAGCCAAGCGTGTCTTTCGACACATCAGTGCCATCAATGCGCATGCGGATACGGGATCTGTAGAAGTCGCGCTTGAACGCGGGAACCTGAGCAAGCAGCAGCCGAAGCCCTTGCGCCGGGGTTTCTACGTTTAAAGCGATCTGGCGGAAATGTCGTCTGAGATTCCCCGCAAATCTAAAGATAAGCATTCTTCATGCCTCCAGATTGAGTGAGTAAGGCGCAGGTAAGCGGGTCGCAGGAATTCGCGGCGACTTAGCCGGCCATGTAATTCATGATGTAGGATTGTGTTATCGCCGAGGTAAATCATGGCATGGCACGGATCAGTTTCAGCAAACGCGCGGCGGATCATGACGTCGCCGGGCTGAATTTTACTCATGCTGACTTCTTTGAAGCCATTATCGGCCATGTTTTTCAAATACAGATTCTCGCCACGCAACCACCAGCCGTTAGTGCGCTCAAAGTCCGGAAGGTCGATACCGCACAAGTGATAGGCGTCGCGGAACAGCGTGTAACAGTCCATAGAGCCATGGATGAATGTGCGCCCCAGCAGATACGGCACTGGCCGGAATTTTCGCAGTTCACCACCACTGGCTAGCCACCATTCAATCCCGGTAGCCAACTGCGCCTGACGGTCAGCGCTGGACAGCACTAACTTTGGTATTGGGTGAGAATGAAAAACGGCGGTGATTTCCCCCGCCGCTTCTGCTGATAACCAGTCATCGTCACTTATTCGAAAGTGCAGCACCGGATTCGGGTGAATGTTGCGACAGCGAAACAGCGTACTGCTATCGACGATCAACCCACACGCTTCAGATGATGAAGTGGCGGCATAAACCAGGCATTCATCCTCTATCATCATGAAACCTTCGCAGAGCCAGGAAAACCGCCATATGGCATTGCTGACGGCTTCGGGTGTCGCTTCCGGCAGCCTGACGTGTGTTTTGAGCACTTGTCCTTTGTCGGGTCAGTCGTGGGAAAATCTTTTTCATCAGCTACTGGAGGTCCTGAGTATCCACAACCCTCCCCCCGATAAATCCACTGGCAAACATCAGCCAGGATTGTTCTCGCCGGGATAATGGCATTATCGCAGTCAACCGGAGTTGCCAGGCTGTACGTAACGGTTTCGAATGTCTCCTCTGTCATCTCTTCAATGACGTATCGAGAAACAGCTTCCATTGTGGGATCTGCATCCGGGTTACCGCCGGGGAAATTAACGACATCGAGGTATTTAACAGGCACTTGCCGCCGAGTCACCACCGCACCGAGAGCATCATCAAAATCGCTATTGATGCCAGTAATCAGCCCGGTGATATTCGCCACCTTCATCGTCGGACGCGAGTATGTTCCCTCTGATTTCACCTCAAAACCTTCCACGGCTATTGGGTATGCCGAGTAAATCGAACCTTTCCAGATAACGTTTCCGTAGTAGCCATTTGAGCCACTGTGAAACCGGATCACATCTCCCCCAAACGACTGAAGGTCTACTTCAAACAGGTCAAGCATTGCGCCGACTCCGGCATCAACGCTCTCTATGATGAGTTCTGCTGGTATGTCTCGCACAGATTTCTCCAATAAAAAAGGCCGCGCGCGGCGGCCTTTGAATTGTCAAATGGATATATTATAGAATATTAATGATTTTTATATCTAGAGTTTCCTCTATGGCATTCTCCATACCATCTGAATATATATTTAATACATTATGAAGGCACTCATTTATTCTCATTAAACCATCTGAATTTTGGCGTTTAATATCATTAAGTGAACTAGCCCCATCATAGGTCAGCACGTTAGATTGAGCTATCATCAATTCAGTCAATGCTTCAGAAAGTTTTTTATTAACCTCATTCAATTGAATATTCACACGTTCAACATTCCTCACCAAATTAATATAATCATTAGAATTTACCACTCCATCCTTAACCCCAAGAATTCCATAATTAACAGAGGCTGAAGCATCACGCAAAATTCTAATTAATTCAGCTAGCAACCCTATCGTTGGATTAAAACAATTAAAAATAGCAATTTTATCTTCGTTCAGTTTTGCATGGGAAGTCTGGTAACGAATAGCATCAAGCTGACCATTAGTAACATGAATTATCTTATGTGACAAAGATTTAAAACCTTCAACCTCATTACGCAGTGATTTTATTTTAAATAGTTCACTTCTAATTGATAGCGCAGATGATACCTTATTTTTATCAAAATGAACACCTATCCAACCCTTAGCGTTTCGATAAACTAGAAATGCTATCAAAAATGTTAACAAGGCAACAATAATAGAAATTAACGAGAAAAAAACGCCAATCAAATCTTTATATTTTGACACAAAAACGTCAATAAGCTGAAGAATATCCATAACCTATTCCATTGACATAAATACGTTCCTGTATGTTCCTTATTTTTAAATTAAAAATCAAGTTCAACGAGTTACTTGCTCAAATGTAGCTGTCAAATCGTACTGTCCGCCTGTCTTTTTTATCGACCATGACCGACACACAAACAGCGTCTGCACATCAGTATCAGATGGTGTCCAGTAAAACGACTCGACCGCCATTCTTGCTTTCAGGAACGCCTCTGCCTGCTTCGCGTAGTTCGGCCTGCCGCACAGACCATCAACGCCAATAAACGTCAGCGAATAACTATCCATCAACGGGTTGATGCCTTTAACCTGCCGCTGTTCGTAACCGTCGCCGAGTTTCACGACAGCCACATTCGGTGCACGGCTAACCGTGAAGCCTTTTTGTGGGCTCCATGTGAATGTTTCAGGCATGGAAAACTCCAATAAAAAAACCCGCCTCGGCGAGTTTGCTTTCTTAATGTTAAATCAGAAGGTGGCAATTAAATCACGCAATTGCTGCTTGGCTTTTTCGACGGCGCGATTCTCAGTTTCTGCCAGTGAAGCGTCTTTATCGAGAGGAAGAATTACCTCTACAGAATGTCTTCGTGGCGGGCTTCATAATCCTTGAATTCAACCGTAGCCAACACTCCCTGGCCGTTCACGTTATCAAAGGCAGTGATTCTGCTTACTTCAACTTCCATAACCATTTTGATTTCTCCTGTGCGTAGATTGATCAACCGTAATACCGAAACTCTGATTATTTTCGCCCCTGAAGCATACCTTTAGGTCTGGTGCTCTGGTCTCTGATTATCAGCATTGTGTCTGTCTTCCATGCCTGCCTTAGCTGCTTAATAGTCGCATCATCTAAACCATTAGTGGTGTTGACCGTCAAATTCATCACCTGATTTAACGACGTTACACCACCACCGCCCATCATGTCCTTGTTGCTGATCACCTTGCCGTTATCGCCGGGGATCATATACTGCTTACCGGTGCTGGCTCGGTAGATTTCCGGCTTACCGCCCTCGCCTACCCGATACATTGAACCAGCAGATACAGGGCCACCGTGCTCGCGTGCACCTGCCAAGGCCATCCCTTTTGATGCAACGAGGGCGGTACTATATGCAGTCGTTCCGACAGTAGACGCTGAACCCATTGTGGCAATGGAGGCGCTTACCGCCGCTGGAGCCCATGCAGCCGCTGCCGCTGTTGCCTGCGCTGTTGTGGCAGCAAGTGCTGCCGTAGCAGCTACTTGACCCATCAGTGCGTTTTTTACCTGCTGCATCCCCATCTCAACCAGCGCCCCCACCACACTGTTAAGAATAGTTGTGCCGATATTCGCTAATGCCTCACTTAGGTTTTGTGTGCCATTGAGCAACCCCGTAATGGCGTTGGTAGCACCCCCTTGCAAGGCATCGACTGATGAAGCCAGTAGCTCATTAGTCATATTCTGGTTGCGGTACAGTTCCCACTGAGCTTCGATACGTTGTTGCTCGTATTGAGTGTTAGCGGCGTTCATCAATTCAAGACCGCGCTGAGTAATTTCTCCCTTCTGTGTCTCAAACTGCTGAATGAGCGCCAATTTACGGGTATTTTCGTTTGCCAGCGCCTGCACCGGATCAACTAATGCCGCTGATTGCTGTGTTGGGGTTACCGCGGCGTCCGCCCGAATCTTGGCGAGGTTGGCCTGATGATTCGCTTCCAGTTGCTCGGATTGCTGGTTGTACTGCTCCTGATTGATCAGCAATACGCCGTTGGAATCCTTCGCATCTTTCAGAATTTCAAGTTGGGATTTTTGCTGGGCGTAATTGGCGTTTTCTTTCAGCACCGGAATAGCATTCTGTGCTTTCAGCGCTGCCGCTTTATCCCACGCAGCTTCCGCATCCCGCTCAACCTGCGCGATCTGCTGTGGAGTGGCGTTGGTTAACTTCTGCTTTGCTGCAAATATCGCCTGCTCGCGTGAGAGATCGCTTATTGAATCAGCCGACAATGCCGCCTTTTGGCGATATTCTTTTAATACTTGCACATTTCTCTGTGCCTGTGATTCAGCCTTTTTGCTCTCAGCATTGCTTTCCTTTAATGCCTTGGTATTACTCTCAGTCGCGGCGTATTTATCCTGCAAAACAGCAATCGCTTTGGGGTCTGTTATTCCGGCATCCTCGGCGTCATATTGCGCTTGCAGTCTGGCCCTTGCTGCACCCTCTTTTTCACTGAGTGCCAATCGCCTTTCAGCCTGCTTGATCAGCTTTTCACCAGCCTCCCCGCCCCAATTTATTTTCAGGCTTTCGGCGTTAAAGCTTTTCAGCGCTTCGGTTGACGTGTTCAGCTTCTGAGCAAGAAACGCCTGAGATCCGCCGAGGATGGTTGTTTTCCTTTCGGCTTCCGCCAATGCCTGCGCGTTATCACGGGCGGCCTTCATTTGGTCGAGAATGCCTTGATTAATGCGAATATCCATCTGCCGCCGCGCATCTTTCGTGCTGGCTAATTTCTGCTCTTCGGCGTAAAGATTGGCGTTGGCCTTCGCTAATTTATTCGTTATACCAGTGGTATCAATATCACTATTGCCATTGCGCGTTGCCAGCGTAACCCTTTCCCAGAGTTGTCTATTTAAAAGTTCAATTTCTTCCCTTAAGCTACTTATCGATTTTTCTTGGTTTTTTATTGAATCTTCTGTATGCGCCCTAACACCTTGGGCTTGAACCAGGTTCATTTCCTTTAGTTTGCTAATTACATCAGGCAATGAGTCGGCAAAAGCGATACTCTCTTTTCTGGCCTCAGCTTGTCTCTGGGCATATAAGTACCATCCGGCAGCCACCATCATTACCACACCAGCCGTACCCCCCAGAGGCATCAGGAAGGTATTTACTGCCCTGAGCGCCCCCATCATACTAATACTAGTTGCCGCAACCCTTGCTTGGGATGCGGCTAAAGCTCCGTTCGCTGTCCTTGCCGCCGCCGTTGTTGTAATTACGTTCGCATTTGCTGCCGCTATTCTGGCGCTAGCGCTTTCATATGCTACAGCCCTAGCATTTTGCGCAACGGACTCCGCTCTAGCGACCTGCTGAGTAAGTGCCGTTTCTGCTTGTCGAAGTTGAGCCATGCGGGTTGCGGTTGCGATCCGACCCTGTTCGGTAATTTGTGATCTTGCACGCTGGATTTCTAACGCCTTTTCCGCCTGTATTTGCTGCAAATTCACTTTAATGCTGGCTAGCTCTGCGTCAGCATGCGCAACCGTTGCGACTGTTGATGCATTCGTTGCCTTTAAGCTAGCAAGCGATTCAACTGCGCGTTGGCGCTCAATGATTGCAGCTTCTTTCTCAACTACAGCGCGGCGCTGAATAGCGGTAGCTGCACCCAGTTCATCTTTTGCTAGTTGTCGATCTGCTGCTGATTGCTGAAGAGATGCTGCTGTTAGCTTCACCTTTCCTATGACCACCGAAGAAAGCGCAGTTACCAATTTTGTACTCATCACGGCAGCCAAGGCGGTGGCTGAGATGGTGACGGCATCGATAAACTTCGGCATGTTTTGTGAATCGTTGCCGAAATTAAGCAGCGCATCGGCAGCAGAGATAATGCCGTTAGTGAACGACTGCAACGCCCCCGTCCCCTTCTCGGTCTCCACCAGAATGGCGGTGATCGCCGTTTTCATGCGCACGCTGGCGTCGGTGAGGTTATTCGCCATGCCAGCGGCAGCGGTCGAGTTGGCCTCTAGTGACTGGCGTAATCCTTCGGAAAGTTGCTGCGCGGTGATCTTCCCGGAAGAGCCAAGAGAGCGTATTTGCGCTGATGTTTTACCGCTTGCCGTGGCAATATCGTCAATCACAGAGGGAATAGCTGCGATTATGGTTTCCCATGAATCGGCCTCAACCTTGCCCTTATTCATGGATTTGGAGAAGGCGCTAATCGCCCCATTAGCCCGGTCTACGCTGGTGGCGTTCTTCACGAATGCGTAGGACATCGAGTCCTGAATGTCGATCGCCTGATCCGTGGTGTAATTCATACTGCGCAGGCTGGCAGCGGTGGTAATGTACAACTCCTGCGCCTCAGCTAACGATCGGTAAGTGCCGTTGGCGGTTTTCAGTAGTCGCTGCTGTACGTGCTCGAATTCCGTCTGGCTAGATGTCGCCATCTGTACGCGGTCTGACATCTCTTGGTATTTCTGAACCATGTCCGCCAATCCGCGTAACGCGGTAGCAGCCATAACCAGTTTAATGGCGGAGGCCAACTTACTCATGCCTGATTCAAGGTTTGTAACAGCTCTTGCGCTACGGTCAAACCGGTCTTCCATCTGATCCAATCGCGCATTAACCTGACGCTGAGCATCTAGCAGACGACCAACTTCCGCTTCAACCTGATATACAATTCTACCGACAACTTCTTCAGCCATGATTTTCTCCGGGCAATAAAAAACCCCGCCGGAGCGAGGTTGTTAAATTCATGCTATCTCATATTTTGATAGCTTACTTTTTCGCAGCATCTGCATATGCCTTAGCTGTTTTTTGGGTTGATTCCATTATGTCATCCGTCAAGGTTTGCTGTCCCCACTTGGTGACTTTTCCACCAACAAACGTAACGGTTAGCCGATCGGTTGCCATCTGTTCGTTATCGACGATAGCGTAGCCATATGCAATTTTATTCCAATATATCCAACGCTCTCTTTCTTGGTTAACGTCTGTCCTGCGCGGCGCACCCATTATCTGCATTACGTCAGGTTTTGACATGCCTAATGCAAGCTGAAGTGATCTTTGATTGTAATCAACAGTATCTAATTTAGGTGCGCAGCCTGTAACCACCATTGATGAAAATCCAATAAATAGTGCCAATAGTACTTTTTTCACATTCCTACCCATTGGTAAACGTCAGAAAATCAGTTTAGCTACAGCCATAATTAGGCCAGCAGTGCCAATAATGGTGGCTGCAATCCACTTTGTTTGCGCGGAAATCGTCTGATGAATATCGATCCTGACAGACGAGATGTCCTCTTTTGTCGCATAGTTGGACTTGATGACCGCGACATCCTCACGAATAGTCGATACTGTGCTTTCCAGCTTATCTACTCGCTTCTCTAACATGGAATCACCTCCACCATTGCCGCCGCCATATCTGGGAAAATCACCGATAACAACATTATCATCGCTCGCGCTACTTGCCATCCCTGCTTTCCTTTTCTTCTTCAATCCATGTAAGTACAGGCCATACAGCCAGATTACTGATAAACCCACAATTTCTGCAAATAAGGCGATATTGGTATTTCATAATAGAATAATTCGGCCCAGCAGATTCAACTCGAACATAATCGACATAAACCTTAGTACCGCTACCGGCGGGATAAACAATAAGCTCCTGTGTTTGAGGGATACCAATATCCTCACTACCACACATCAAACACTTAACAACATGCACGCCTCGCTTATAAAGGAATTCCGACAGCAATTCTGGAGACACCTTAGACAGGCGTTCGTGCACCTCCCGGCCTAAATCCCTTTCATCTTCCGAATTTGACATTTCCCGCTTACCCCACTGGTAACATATGCTCACAGGTTAGCATAGAGGTAATGCAAAAACCCGCAGTTAAGCGGGTTGAAATTATTAATCAGCCTTAGCTGCTAGAACCGCCTGCAATCCGTAGTTAATGCTATCACGCAGATGGCTGGGTTCGGATGTTGCGATGAAAACGACTGCTGCAATGACGCAAGCTATGTAGTTCTGGTTGGTTAAGAGTAACCGCATAATCGTCTCTTTGTTGTGGCGTTAGCAAAAATTCTGCCATACAAAATCGGCGAGCGACAAGAAACAAACGGTACAAATCTAGGCCAAAAAAATTAATCACAGTCAAAAAGAAAAACCCACCTGAGTGGGCCATACCAACCTGATCCAAATTAATACCACACAAGGAAATATCGTGGGAGAATCAAACAAAACACTCTTCATAGTTATATGGGTTATCACATTTTTCCCATGTTACAGAATGGCTCGAAAAGCTGGATTTGGCTGGCCAATGGCTATTTTCCTGTCCATACCAGTGATCCACTACATCAGCCTGTATTTCTTTGCCTTCAAAAAGTGGCCGACCTTGCCGAACGCGTCATAAAAAACCCACCGAAGTGGGCATCAGCTATAAATACAGAAAAATTGAATCTCAACGCACATCATCCCAACTAAGGTTCTCTGCAACCTTGCGGAAAGTGCCTGGACTCGGCACTCGGTATTTGTACCAGTTGGTATCAAATACCGCATTTTGCTCCTGAGCTAACGTTCGGCCTTCGCGTAACATCTCTAAGAAGCCTGGCTCTTCAGTGACTTGATTCACAACGATAACGCTCATCGGGGCTAGATTATTGTAAAGACTGTAAAGAGAAACCAATGCCAAAGCCTCTTTCAACCCACGCCCAGCTCGTCGCCCATACCCCATTAGCTCAGCTAGTTCCCCATATGTAATCAACTTACCTGATTCTTTGTTGGCATGAGCATATCCAGACAAGATGTACCAAATCATATTGGCTTGCTCATAGCGACGGGTATTCCCCGGAGTAAACTCTTTTAGTTCTGGAACTGTTTTTTCCATGACACACCTGTATTAATTTTCACTATAGAGTGTGCAAATTAATACAGTTAACTTATCAAGTCAATGCTCCACGTGTTATATTTTCTGCCTTATGCCATCTTCAGCCGCCGCGCCTTCTTCGCCATATAGTCATCTGCGACCGCGTCATACTCTTCCCGCGTAAAGCCCTTCTGTTCGGGATATTTTGCCGCCAACAGCATTTGAAACTCGGTCATCGTCAGCAATTCGGCTTCCGTACGGCTCATGCCGAAGTGATTACGCGCCGCATTGATGTAGTCGAAGGCGTTAAATTCCTTGGTGGCTTCGCCGCCTTCATGACGCTGGAGCTTACGTACCTTCGCTTTGCCAATAATGCCATGCACTATCAGAGACTGAGCGAGAACCACCATATCGAACTCGTCCATTGCTCCGCGCCGGATTTTGAATGTACGTCCGCGCGTCCTGGCAGGTCGAACATCTCCAGTGAGTTCACAGATTTCATCATCGCAGCAGGCATCAAGGACGCTCACCGCCGCAGACAGGGCTTTCCTTCCATATGTTGAGCTTTTGATGTGCTGAACGATCCACTCGGGGATACATCCGTAAGCCGCCATAGCTCTCTGCATTAGGCCTGAAACCTCGTCGTGGTGCAGGTCATAGAACGCCGAAACAATTTCCTCCGGTTCACCGATCCTTGTCATGTTGGCGAAGGAGGGTCTGAAAAAGTAGTCCCGTTCGCCGTAGGTGATTAGGAGTTCACCTATCTCTTTCATGAGTGTCATGTTCTTAATCCTTAGCCAGCATTATATGGGCCTCTACTGGAAGCCCCGGGAATGATGACTACACAGTCACCGTGACAGCGAAAACGGCAGTGAATTCGCCATCATCAGTTTTGACGGTGATATTCGCGCCGCCTGCCGTTGCACCCGATGGGGCGCTGACCGTTACCGTGTTACCGCTGATCGTCGCTGTGGCGCGTGCTGGTACAGACGAGGCTACCGCAAAGGTTTTCTCAGTTGCATCGGTCGGCGTAACATTGACGGCGAAGGTTGTCGAAGCACCAGCAGCTACAGATGCACTGGTTGGTGTAATGGTTACTCCAGTGACCGGAATATCAGCGTCGGTATCAAGAACCTGAATAGTGTCGGCTGCCGCCACCTTAAACTCGGTAGAGAATGTGATGATGTCGTTGGTTCCACCATCAGAACTTAGAGCGTTAATCAGCATGTAGCCGACGAAGGTGATCGGACCGAACTCCATTCGCACCCACAATGTCGGCTGCCGAGCGGCCTGAATCTCGTTGTTGAAATATTTGATCAGTCGACCTACGCCGTACTGGTCGAGTTTGTCGTTCTTCCGCACCTCGCCCTCAAAAGAAATGGTGAAGTCAGCGTTGGTAACGATGCTCTCGACATAGCCTTTGGTGTCGTCGGCATCCGAAGTAACGCTGTTCGGCGAAAAGTCGAAACCCTTGCTAGTACCGGCGGCCAGAGCTTTCCATTCGGATTCCTGCGGAAGCGCATCGGCGCAGCCATCAGCAACTTCCAACACGATCGCACGACCAAACAATTTCGAATTGTTGGTTTGGCAATTAGCCATAGTATTACCTCGTTATAAGTAAAAAATCCGCCGGGTGGCAGATTGTTAATGTTGCTTACTCCCCGTAGAGGCAAGCGAATTGGAGTCGGAAGACAATCCTTCCTTCATCGGTGGGTATCGGAGGTGGTATACCGCCCATGTTTTCAATTTGCCCTACGCAACTGTCACTAATCGGATTTTCCTGCACGTAGTCGATAATGTTTTGAACTGCCTGTGCAGTGGCTGCACGCTTATCCTTCGGACCGATAACATCCACCAACACGTAATGTTCTGCGCCGAGGTCTTTGCGAATTGGAGTGCCGCCATTGGGACGGAAGACTATAAATGCGTCTGTCGCCTTCTTCGTGTCTTCAAAAAATAGCAACTGGACAATGCGTCCCTCGGTAAGACCGGCAGTCACAAACACGTTTTTAACCCGTTCATACATCGATGGGGTCATACCGATAATTCCTTATGCACCACAGCATCAATCTGACTGCGCATATCGTCAAAGCCTTTGCGTAAAAACTCTTTCTCAGCTGTAGAACGCCGGAAATTCTGCTTCACATTAGGGTCATGAACTGACAGCGCGTAATTTGCTGAATAGCCGACACGCCCAGTAACACGCATGCCGTTAATGACTAGCTCTCGGTACTGGCTGTTTATCAGTAACGATGTGTCGATAGGCGTGTACAGCGCAGCCTGTGAACTACCGATAATTAGCGCTGACTGAATGGCCCGAGCCACCTTCCGGCCAGATATGTCCTCAATGAGATGTTTCATTCTGGCCTTGGCCTGGCCGATGCCTCTTACTTTTCCAGCCATGGCTAAACTCCCGTGATAATGGCCCAGTCGTCAACAAGGCGGTCAAAGGTGTCTTCGAAGCAGACAGATTGCATCACTTCGTCAGCACCGGCAGCCAGCGGGTCTGCATCAGATGAAACACCGATCATGATGTAATCGCCGGTGTCAGCATCAGCGAATTCTGTCCAGAACGTGTTTTTCACCACGCGCTCAGAGCCGATATCGCCTAAGCGCTTACTCAGGCCGCCCTGGTATCCGCAGTCGATGACCAACGGTTCGGCGAAGCCCGCCGGGTCGCCGTATTCATTACCACCATCGAGCCGCTTCCAGAACGTCGCCTTGCCCGTATATGACCAGCGGCCAATTTCTGACATTGCTCACTCCTTCCAGCTCAGCACGGCCGCACCAGTCGCGCGAATGCGCTGACAGTTGATGTGCCACTCGACATTCGGCTCAACGAATCCGGTAGTCTGCCGGTTGGTATCGGTCAGCACCCAGACGCGGGCGAAGGCCTTGGGTTGACGTTCAGCGACAGAGGTCCACTCCATCAGCAGCCTCCAACGACATCAAAGAATCCGACTGACGAGCCAGATAGAGGCAAGTCGCCCAGGCATCCGTTCTTGTCCCAGGACAGGATTTGTGAGTAGAGGTGATCCGTTCCGGCACTGTCGTAGGTGAACGAGCGAGATGCGCCGGACGGTGCTGATTGAGAAGCTATTTTACGGGCACCGGACAAGGCTGCCAGTCGCGCGGCTGCATATATGAGAAGTAGCTTTTGCAGGCTTTCGGAATAGCCCGCCCCATCCATACACCCAGACGCGGCGCTAACCTGGTCAATAAGCAACTGAAGCACAGCATCCGGGACCGCGAAGCCCAAGTCAGTCATCAGCGGCTTAACGTCATCAAGCGTGATTTGGGCTGCCATGGTTACTTCGCCTTTTTGGTTGCTTCGGTCAGAGCCGCTTCTGCGGTTTCAGCACGAGCATTCGCCGCTGTCAACTCAGCAGCGTGAGCAATGTTCAACTGCTCCAGCACCTCAGCGTGCGCTTTGTCTTTCGCTTCGAGAGCGGAATGAGCAGTGTTCAGTTGCTCCAGCGCGTCATTTAGTTGGCTCTGCAGCACATTGTCATTACTGACAGGGGCTGACAGCGTTGCCACTTCAAACACCAGTTTCTCGCCCTTCTCTTTCGTCGGCTCTGCCTTGCCAGCCGCAACCCATTTTTCAGCGACCACGTCGTCAACTTCATAAACCACGCCAACCTCCAGTTTCTGGAAGCTGGCACCGGCAAAGAGGTTTGCTACCAATACCTTTACGAGTGCCATGTTTTATCCTTAGCTCGAAGCGTAAACTACAGAGAAGTGACCAGCGATATCCTGCTTGACCATCAGGCCAGCAGCCCCCCATGTGCGCCACACGTAATCGCTGTTGTAGAACTGGCGTGGGTCAGCAACGGTACCGAACGCCTGGCCGACAATAGGAGCGATAACGCCAGCCCCCAGCGGCAGAATCGTGATCTGGTTACCGGCCAGTTCCGCATCTTCTTTGATGTCTTTAATGCCAGAGAGCTTTTTAATCTCTTCCAGCACCGTGCGCAGGGAATTCACGTCGAAATACTGTTCCCAGTTCGACATGATTTCGCTGGAGACGTACCAGGTCTGCTCGCCGTACTGATAGTTCTGCAGCTTCAGCACATCGCGCAGCAATATTGCCTGTGCACGAATGGCCTTAGGATCGGTACTGGTCGCGAAGTTGAAGGTCAGCGTAATCTGAGCGACACGCTCATCAGCACGCAGGCCTTTCCAGGTTTTATCGTCGAACTTGATAAAGTTGCCTGCTTTGTCGCGGAAACCGCTCCAGATGTAGTCCACGTACTGACGACGAACATCATCGACAGATCCGGACTGGGCATCAGCCAGGGAAGCCAGCGCAGAGCCTTTGTTGAATACCGGGTCACGCCAGTTGAACTTGAAGCCGGAATCGTGGATCGGGACCATCGTGCCGTCGAAGGTGTAGGATTTCGCGTCCAGCGCCGCACCAATCTGGCCAGACATAGACGTATGCGCCCAGCCGCGACCGCCTTTGCGGGCGTACTCGTACACGGATTCTTCGAGGCGAACCGAGCGCGACAGCGGCATCAGGTCATTCAGTAGAGTGAACTCGGTGTTCGGCTCGAATTCAGCCAAAACGGTTTGATCGTAGGCGCGGTACAGACGACGGATATCGTCGACCGCATTCACTGCATCCAGCGCCGGGGCGTTAGCGGCGTCACCGCGCGCGCGGGTACGTGCGATGAAATCAGCTACAGCCTGAGCGCTGGCGTTACGAGCAAACTGCAACTCACGAAACTGAGCGGTGTTCGCCTCAAGGTTCCGGGTGGCCGTAGCCTGTTGGGTGGAGAATGCAAACATTCGTTGCTCCTTACTTGATGACTACGCGCAGCAAATCGCCGGCGGTCGCAATGGTGTATGAACGGTCTTCTTCCACGAAGGCGCGGACCGACTCATCAGCGGCGGCAACTTTTACGCGACCATTGACGATGGAAAGCGGCTGACCTTTGGTGTAGGTACCGGCCACAGCTGGCACGTTGAAAAAAACGCCTGGGGTCGGATGCATAGCAACCACCCAATCACCGGCCGCAATGATGTCGTCGACAGTTTTGCAGCGCAGATAGTCGTAGTTGGCGACATAGAGGATCGCGTCTTCGTCGCCGTCCACGGAGGCAGTAAACTTCTTGGTGGTGTTATCGAAGAAGCCGATCGTACCTGGCGGGGTTGCTGCGGCAGCGGCCCCCTCGCGATGAAGCTGCGGGTTGGCAAAGATGCCGCCCGCGTGAATCACGTGTTTCCCGTCTTTAGCCATTTCTTACTCCGGCATTTCGCTGAAAGATTGGTTGTTGTTCGCCTGGCGGAATGCACCACTCAGGCCCGTGGAGGTTTGGCACTGCGCGTAAAGACCATCAAGCGCAGCACCGTCGAGAGCGTTGACTGCCAGATCGTCGAGCTGGAATTTAGCTTTCACCGCAGCGCGCTTTTCGCCTTTCTCTTTGTCGGCGTTCACCGCAAGACCGCTTTCGATGGCGTTGAGTTTGTCGGCAAACGGCGCGAACCAGGCGGGCGCCTGATCGCTGTTGGTGGCCTGCTCTTTGGCCTTTTTCTCATCCGCTTCTTTCTTTTCGCGGGCGACTTTTTCTTCCGGCGTTTCGCTTTTCGCTGCTGCCTTATCGGCTGCCAGCTGGTTGTAGGCGTCCATCAGCTCGTCATCAGACTTACCATCAGTCGGCTTACCAGCGGCTTTCAGCGCATTGATAATCAGTTCTTTCATCGGATCATTCTCTCCGTTGGTTTTAATCTCGTACTCAGTGGGTTTGCGCACGACTTCTACAGGTTCGCCGACGAAAACGGCCTTGCCGGCTTCATCGATGAGGTACTTCTGTTTGAAATATTTCGCGTCATCGCGATAGATGAAGGTGTCCGGCCAGACAGACTCGGGCCAGAGGTATGAATCGGTGCCGCGCCCTTCGCGAAGTTTGTCGCTGATGGCGCGCTGGATATCGTCGAAGGAAAAGTTCGAAGCGTTGGTGAAGAAGAATCGGGTCTTGTTGAGCAGGCCATCGCGGGTGCAGTCGATTCCGTCAGCAAGGCGAACCAATTCGATCTGCTGCTCTTCGCCGTCCGAGTTAACGAAGATTCCTACGCCCTCCTCCGGCGTGCCGGCACCAAGCTCATCAAGCAGCACAGCAACATGGTCAAACATCATGTTGGTGGCGATCTCGTTGTACTTCTTGCCCTTCGACTCGCCATTTGCGGCGATACCGGAATACAGCAGGCCGGTGGAAATGTGGATCGGGTCGGAGTTGGTACCGGCCAGCATCTCATCCAGGCGGTTAATCAGGCGCTTGCCCTTCTCACTGGATTCGGCGTACTGGCGGTTAACGTACATGTCGCCCGTCACCTTCCCGTCTTTGTGGCTGACGTTTTGCAACCATGCCCCGACGTGGTACTCGTTCACCGCCCGGACATCGCGCGCAGATACATGCTTGCCGTCCACCTTCGGGTGACCCAGAGGCATCGGATTACGCTCAAGCGTGTTGTAGGCCTTTTCTATTTCGGCTGCCGGGTACAACTTCCGGTTCATCACAATATCGTCAACAACGGGCGTGATGCCGCGAACCACGATATGTGGCTTGCCGTCGATGGTTTCAGTAGTGATGTTTGAAGCGGAGTTGACGACGGTCAGCACGTTAACGCGATTGCGTTTCATGCTGGATCCTCATTGGTGAATTTCAGGCAATAAAAAACCCGCCGGAGCGGGTTATTCAGAATCAGGAGTAATTACTAATTGAAACGTGCTATTTATATCCCTTGTCATTATTGGGTGGGCGACACCAGTCAGATCTCCAACCTTCAAAACATAAGGGCTTACTTCACCTTTACCTCTGTCGAGGCTTATCCTGAACTCTTTTTGGTGTTCATAGGACTTTTGTTTGTGAAAGATAGCCTCTTCTTCGTTGGTCAAAGAAAGCGTCTGGCTTTGGTCGTAGTATTTAACTGTTTTAGCTATCATTTCTGACGCCTCGCCATTATCGACAAGATGCTGCGAGGCTGCCTGAACCTTCTCCAAGAATAAACCTGTATTTGGGATAACCACCGCATATTCTCCCAGATTAACCACATCTTCTGGTACTGCGAAGTAGTCTTTTAGAAGCTCAACTTGTTCAGCGCTGATTCTTCCATCCAAAGAAATATCATGTGAATGAAGGGCCATTAAACAGAGAACATTTACAGAGTCGAAGTGGGTTCTCTTGATCGCGATTGGGGCTGCAATGTCTGAACTTGGTATTTCAAACTCTTGATCTCCAAATTTGAAGATCATCCTCATCCCTGAAGGCTGTAACCATGCGCTTAGAGCTTCATGTTTATCACCAATATTTCCAGAGTGTTCTTCTTCAAGGTCAATGAAATACTTTAGGGGATTCATGTACAAATTCCCTTTAATAAATTCATTTCTATATTCTTCTGAAGAGAATATTTTCACAAAGAAACCAACGCCTTGCTGCATGAGCTATCTCCTAATGGAAAATAGCACCATATAACTTTTTTAGGATTCACTCCACTGCTGACGCTCTTTCTTCAACTTTTCCGCCAGCCCTTCATTAAATATGCTGTCGTCTTCGTTAAGCAGCACCGGAATCTGGCTGCAGTAGCAGTTGTACTGGTTGCCTCTCTCAGCATAAAACGCCCTTACCTGTTCAGTGGTGTACACGTTGCCGTGTCGACTGGCATGCCACGGGCGCGTCGTAGGTTTGAGCGCTGACAGCCACAGAAGACCGGTATTCAGTCCCAACCTATCAGCAACCCAGTTCGTTTCGTTCCACTGTGCCTGACGTAGCGCGCCAACCTGCTCGGTCTGGGCCATCGTTTTGGCGCGTGTCATCGAGACATCAAGGCGCTTGCTGATTACCTTCGCAGTCTCGCGAGGGTTAACGCCTCTGCCAATAGCGTCGGCAATGACGTTCGCGAGGTCACCGCGCGCCCGGTCACTCTCGAGCTTCCAGTCGCTGTAAGTACTGATATATGCGCTGGCTATCTGATTCTGGTATGCCGAGCTGGAGAGCAATTGCTGCAGCGTTGTCTGACTGGCGTACGCCTGAGACTGCACCGACAAGTTGGTGAAGGCGTTTCGCGTACCTCGCTCATACTCAGCGGCGACATAATCCAGCGCCCAGAGATTTTGGCTTCCACCGTCGAGCAGTGCATCATCCAGGATGGTCTGGACTATCTGAAGCAGGTCGGCCAACTGCGCCGCCGTCATATCGTAGATGTAGCGACCGGCATTAACCTGGTACAGCGAAGGCTCTGCGCCATCGTTGTTGCACATCAGCCAGGACTTCTCGCCGTTGGCTTCACGCTGCTGCCCGGTCAGCCGCTGGTCAAACATCGCTTTCAGGCGGCGCTTTATCGTCAGATAGCGCTCATCGATGTCACGAAACATCCTGCCAACCTGCCGCGCTGACTGCGTAGGGTCCGCTTTATTGCGTGGAACGATTGGCGTCCCGATTCGGGTCTGCACTGTCATCATCATCTGTCAGCGGATCCTTACCAGGTGGTTTTGCATTGGGGTCTGGTGTTCTGGGCTCTTTTCGTGGTTCCAGCTCACCGACAGCGCGGACCTCGTTCTCATCTACCGCGGGAGTGCCAAAGGCCTGCTGGGTCTTCGCCGCCACGTCCGCCATCGTTGCCATGTTCGCGAGCTTTTCTTTCTCACTCGGGGCCAATAAATCAGACCAGGTCAGCGTCACCTCACCGGATGCCGGCGGATCAATAATGCCGACAGTCCAGAAACGCTCAATCACACGGGTAATAACGTCAGAAAGAAAGCCCCAGCGGCGCTCGTTACAGCGGTTTGCCCAGGCTGCCTTATCTTCCTCAGACGCGAGGTTGCCCGTCTGCTTGCCGAACATAATGTTGAACGGGCACTGAATTGTGGAAGAGAACGAGTTAGCCGACACAGTCCAACTTGGCGTCGGGTCAGCAGCAGCCACCGAGAGCACGGAGGTTTTACCACCCTGCGTCACTAGCGCCGCGTCGGTACCGCTATTCAGCTTCGTTACCTTGTCGTTCATCGCGTCGCCGAGCTTGTCATAACCGGCTTCTTTTGCCTGTTTGATCAGCGCATCAATGCTGACCTGTTCGCCGAACTCAGTGGCGAGCTGACGGCTGGCATTCTTCAGGAACCCTTCCGCACTGCCGCCTTTCGTCTTCTCAATATCCAGCAGGTCGTTGTAACCGGCCTCAAGGAGCGGGATTCCTGACAGAATATTGTCATCCTCAGAACCCTCACACAGCAGGATAATACGATCGGGATGAACCTGGACTGAACGCGGACTGCTGTAAGTTCCCTCATCGCCGATAGGTTGCTCATTGAACTGATAGCTGACTGGCTGGCCGTAAGTTTCAGACCAGGTATCGATATCCAGATTGCCCGGTGTGATCTGTGGCTCCCACGCCGGGATAAGTTTCACCAGTGCTTTGCTGCCGAGTTTTTTTACCACGTCGGTATCAATAGGCTGGCTCCAGTCCCGGCTATCGCGCACCTGTATCAGTAATGCGGAATAGCGGCCGACCATGTTGCGTCGATCAGCGTCTTTGATTTTCGCCCAGTGTTTTTTCATCAGCTTCGTGACAGCTTTCTCCCACTGCGTTGTGGTCGTCGACTCCTTGTCTTCGTCGCCGTCGATGATGGTTGGCCGGTCGACCCAGCAGCCATCGAGAAGCTTGTGCACGGCCGAGAAGCCGGTCGAACCGCGCCGGTACTGCCGGTAGAAATTATCGAAGCTGAGCGTGTCCGGGTAGCCGAACTCGTCCCACAACTTCGTGCGCTTCACGTTGCCATTGCGCCCTGCGTACAGCATTCGCTGCCGCCCGATAGCATCAGTAAGGGCGTTTACGAGGAATGAAACCTCGCCTTGTTGTTCACTCACTGATGAGCTCCTTAGAAGAAGATTGCCCCCACCTTCGCCGGTGAGTGCAGTACGCGGTAACGAGTAGCATCCCAGTCGTGATCTTCCTGGGTGGTGTCGACATCGTCAGACTTCTTGTCGTCACGGACTAAAACAGGGATGCGGCTTATCCAGCCCCGGCAGTGCTCCATTACATAAAAAGCTGGCTTCTCGGGTATTCCTGACTCCATCTTTTTGGCTTCAACAACCGCCTCAAGCATGTCCGCGAAAAGCGATGCACCGTTGATACGCGATCCCGGCGTCTTGTCCGCCGGTATCCATTTGACGCCCTGAGCTTCCATTTTCTGTGCAATGGAAAGCTCGTTGTCGCCAGTGTTGAAAATTGCGCCGTCGGCAGGGCCGGGGATAACTTCGCGGCATATGCCTGGCACAATGTGCATCTGGCCTTTGCCCTGAACTTCCTCCGGCTCGTCTACTTCCTCACCCAACAGACGTTTATCAACCCATGCAACGCCCTTTGCGACGTTCGTCGAGGACATATTGAGGCCTTTGTTGAGTTCGTCCGGCGGGCAGCCGTACCACTCACCAATCAGAATCAGCGACCCGGCTGGCGGGCAGAACTGGCGGCCGTCGGGCAACTCAGCGGCTGTGCCGTCGGCGCGCGCCCACCAGAGGTTAGAGAACGGCTTTGATTCGCCCCAGTCGTGGGAGCGGTCAACCGTCCAGCTATCCGGGATACGGAACGGCTTGATAACGTGCAACAGCGCATTCCACAGGTGGTCAAAGCGCCCGCCACTGGTCACATCCCATGAACCTTCTACCCATGCTTTGCGCCGGTTCGGGTCTTTGATAGCCATCAGCGTCGCGATGTACTGCGGATCCAGATACGGGTTTTCTTTGAACGAGCCGTGAATTGCAACGCGTGTAAGCGTCACATCCTCTTCGCGCTCAGTCTGCGGGTTAAACACCTTCTGCGTTTCGCGAATGATGGTGCCGCGCGGCGCAGGCTCGATGAAGCGCTTCTTCACCCAGGTATGGCCGATGCCGAACGGGTTGGTCGTGCTGAACGTTTCCAGGGGGATCGGCTTCAGCAGACTGCCGTCCGCCAGCGGGTAGTTCTCGGGCCGGAACGAGCTACGACGACACGAAAACATCATTTCGTAGAATTCAGCAGACTGCTGCTTTGTCAGCTCGTTGAACCCGATGAACGGGAACTCCTGCCCGTGGTAGTCCCAGTAATCACCCTCTTCCTTCCCGAATCGGAACAGCAGCTCTTCGCCGGTAGGCCAAACCCAACGCAATTCACTGGCCGATGCCAGATAGCGTGCGCCGTCGTTAAACAGGCGGTACATACGCTTTGACTGGGTGATAATGTCGGTGAGGTTTTTATACTCGGTATCGAAAATGACGCCGCGCCAGAACGAACCATAGCCCAGACCAACCAGGCGACGAAAGCGCGCCAACTGGGCGGCGGTTTTACCCGGCCCGCGAGTTCCCTCGTAGAGTATCTCGTTACAAGGACAGCTAAGGGAGAGTGATTGCGATCCCGGCAAAGGTTTCCAGACGGCTTTGTAATTCATCCACCAAGAACCTCGCTCTGCTGTTTCTGTGCTGCCGCCTCCCAACCTTCAACGCTATCGCAACTCGGAACAGGCATAACGTTATGAGTGGCAACCACGCTTTGCTCCACCTTCTGCTTATTGGTGTAAACGTCACCAACATCTTTGGCTGCCTGCTCGAGCAATTGAGCGGTCATCCCGAAGTTTTTCATTTCCTCAGCCTTAACAGCCATGCGATTGAGCGCGCGGAGTCGATACGCTTTGTTGGCGATCGGGATATCTGAGATTTCATTCTGGAAGCGCTTGCGGGATTCATTGAACATATCAACCCATTTTTTCGCGAGCTTTTTGCCGCTAACTTTCGTGGGGTCGTGTGATTCAATCTGCTGACGGCTAACTTTGATGCCAAATTCTTTTTGGACGGACTCAACTACCTGAGAGGGGGTATCAAAGCATGCAAGTGATTGGATGATGAAGGCTTTTACCTCTGATTTTAACACCGCCATAGTTCACCATCCGTCCAACCCTGTCCAAAATTTACGCCAATTTTAATAAGCACGTTCCGCATGCCCTCGCCACATCGACGTGAGCCACTTCCGGCCTGTTGTTTGCCGCATCAACCATTTCCTGCACGTCACGGCTTGCACCGTAGCGACGAACGACGCCAACGAATTCCTCAACATCGTGACCGCGCACTTTCAGCACCGGCAATCCGGTATCTCGTTTAAATTTCGGAGCGCCAAATTCATCAGTCGCGTGGCAAATGTGGTAAAGCTCATGCTCAATGAGTGCGCAGAAATCCAGATCGCTACATTGAGCGCAATAGTCAGCGGCCAGCGTGATAATGAATGTTGGGATTCTCCCGAACCATTCGTGCATCTGCTGTTCCATTCTCGCTTTTTGCCATCCACCCGCACGCATCATCACTTCTTCGCATTGACCAAGAACAGTACGGCCTTTTTTCTCGAATGCTGATGACGCCCACATAAACGCAATATCAGCTGTATGCAGATGAAAATGATCCGGGTTATACAGGTTTCCGCTTTCGCTGATGATCTGCTTGTCTACCCAATCATAAATCTCGTCCGCAGGTATTAACCTGGTATATGGGCACGGGATGTGAGGCGTCATGAAATCATTTGGCGGGTATGGCCGCGTAATGTCTTTATCAGACATAACAGAATATTCCTCTACATTGGAAACTATAAACCCCACGGTACCGGATACCGGCGACAACGAAAACCTATACGATATTCTGCTTTCTGTGCGGTACCGTGGATGTTTTTAGCATTTTATAAAACCATTACGCTATTCACTCGCTTGGAAATGAATGGTGTGATGGCAATAAAAAAACCACCCGAAGGTGGCCTTTGTGCTGGCGATATAAAATCGCCCTTATATGGTTCCGATAAGCCGATTTACTTTACTTTTAATGCTTCTTGAATAGCATCAGCTAGCGTGGATATATGTTGAGCAACAGCCTTAAGCTCAACATCCGTTTTGCAAGTAGCGCAAACGTCCGAACTCCCTACTGAGGCTTTCGCAACTTCAAGCGCCGCCTGCACAGCTAGTAATCGTTGTGCTTTCTGGATTGCCTCTTCTTCTGTTTTGCTAGCTCCAGCAAAATAGTTCTCTAACATTATATTTTCCTTTTCTAAGCCATCCCCAGTAGATGACAGCAAAATGATAATTGGGTCGATTGCGCACTTTTCAAGCATTATCACGTGCGCCAGATTAGATGCCTTACTGCTGGCCTCAGCCATCTGCTAATGGCTTGATCATACCGTTGTCGTACTATGCCACTATTTCACGGAGAGACATCACTCCGGCCTGGTATGCCGATTCGATGGCTCCCCAGTCCGGTTTTGCCATGGTTGTTTTCCTGTTTTGAGCCATTAAAAAAGCCACTCGAAAGTGGCCTTTGTGGCGGCAATAAAAAACGCTAGGATGTGTGACAGTGTTATTTAATTACCGTGGTGGAAGTTGATTTACGTCCAACATGAACAAGCATCTTGTTCTGGACATCATTGATATCAAAAATCTGTTCCAGAAGTTCAATCACTCGCGCACTAATAGAGTCCGATGCAGACTTTAATTCACCAACCGATACATGACCTTCATCATCAAACTCTACAGGCCTTGCAATGACGCCATAATAAACGTTTTCAGGTAACTCGACTCCCGATGGGCTTTCCTTGGTGAATCCATTGTCAGCAAGTTGCTTTGTTACCTTAGAGTAAACTTCCGTACGCCCATCAACTGTAATGTCGAAAGTAATTAAAACAGTAAACTTCGTTTCTTTAAGAGCCATACATAACCCCATGCATTGTTTGTCGGTGCTAGATTATTTTATTAATGGGGTCTATTCCTAAAAATTCAAGCCATACTCTCGCAGTGGCCTAAACATAACGACTCAGATCAAGGCACAACCTCCATCCGTCATGCACACTTCCACGATCATGAAACGAATGCTAACTTAACCCTTCCTAATGCTGAGATCTCTTTTGTGAAAACTAATTTTTTAACCGCCGTGCCACTTATCATCGCTTCTTCTGGCACAGTGAATGCTGAAGGTATGAGTATGGCTGAGTATCAGCAAGTGCAGTCAATCAACCAATGTGCATATATCGCCAACACAATGATGGCTGACAATACAGCTCAGGTTATGAAGCTTGCGCTGAGCCGTTATGTTTCAATGGCCTCCAAGATGAGTCCTGATGACTATAACCCTACCCCAAGTGACCTCGCCATTGACTATGCGCTTTTCTTCCAGCAGAAAGTATCTAACACTGAAGACGAGATGTTTCAGCAGATTAACAAGCGCGTGCTTCCCCTAGCGTCAAGTTCTTGGGTGCTTGTAGCCCGTGACTGGTGGGTCGTCAAACAATGCTCACTTGCTACAGGACTATGATTATTAATAATTTTATCCAAGGCATTGTTCCCGCACGTACGCTTGCAAGCCCGTTAATTGGTTGGTGACGGTTTCGATTCGCTCTCGGAGGGTGAAATAACCCCGTTGAGCGGAATCAGTAGGTCTGATGCCGATTAGTGGGCGATGATGCCCTGCTGTTGCAGCCCTCGAATATACCCGTGAAGGTAAAGCAGTTTCGACTGGTCGTCCTTTATTCCGGCTCTGATATCGAGAATGTTTCGTCCAGCAACCGGAGAGAGTCGGAGGGCGGTTGCATTGCCCATGCTGCTGGCGCTGCGTACTGCGCCCGCTGATTGCTCACAGGTTGCAAGGGCTGCGCTGGCGAACTGCACGCGACGCTTGCCGCTGACAATATCATTACGCAGACGATCCGCTTCACGTTTTGCATCTTTCCGCTCCTTTGTGGATTTGGCATCTAACGCTGCTATTTGTTGTTGGAAGTTGTGCTCACGATTACGAGCCGCTTCGCTATCCGCTGTCGCTTTGTCTGATACGGATTTCAGCACCAGAGCGTGTTCAGTTTTCAGTGTCGCTATATCAGCGTCATAATTCGTTGATACGATCCACCAGCAGAATGATCCGCCAGCGATGATTCCAGCCACCAGCGAAACAGCTGCTATTTTCCAATTAGGGATAATGCTCATACCAGAACCTGTCGAGCTCGTTCAAAACGTTCACGCCGCTCGGCCAATCCGTTACTTCCGCCGTTTATCAATCGCGTTACTGCAACGACGTCATCAGCTACAGCGCCGCATTTACGTGAATTCCAGAACCACGCCGCAGAACGCATAGCATAAATGTCCTGCTCTAATAGCTCAGGTTTAGCAATCAAATCCACGCCCAATACCGCACCACAATTCATGTAGTTCGTTGCACCTGTGACTTGAATCAGCCCGCGCCCACGGAAGTTCCAGCCGTCACCCGCAGCCTTGTTTCCCATTCTCCCGCCATAAACCAGATTAGCTATTGCCGCCTGTCGGTTCATAGGAACAGATTTTTCACCGGGCTGACGCCCCAGCATCGAAATCTGGTCAGCACTCAGACGATGGCCGAATGTCGCTTTCAAACCATTCTGGCTGTAGTTAAACGACTCAACGATATGAGAAAATCCGGCTGACTCGTGGCCCACTTGAGCAATAAACATCGCTTGTGCCACCGGCAGAGTGATGCCGTATACATCGAATGTGTCCTTAATAACCGGATACCAACGCGCAGCCAGCTCGGCGCTGATATTAGCCGCCATTTGAAATTGTGACTGATTCATATTTATACCTGCGAATTAGTGTCGCCAGTCTTACTTCCAACAACGCGGCGAAGAATGGAACTGATATAGTCAATGCCGAGGAAGCCGATGAATACGCTGCCCATCGACGCAAAATTCGAATCCCATCCCAATGCTGACAACCCGTCATTGATGTAGTAGGCAACCAGCGAACACATAGCAGCATCGAGCAATCGTCGTGACCAGCTATCACGACCAACATACGCGGCACGCAAAAGCGCCATTACTGCCGCGGCAACTGAGTAACCGACTTCTTTCTGTGTAAACCACGCGATCAGTTGCGCCCACGCGTCGGGATTTTTATCTGGCATTTTCATATCTCCACCTCCGAGTTACGGGGCACAGTGTGATTTAAGGGCAAAGAAAGCCCGCCGCGAACTTACAGCGGGCTACGTAATTTATTAATTACTGCGGAGTTGTATCAGGGGCAGCCGAGGTCACTCACAAGAGCACCCTTTTGTGACTTGATTGTGTTGGCTACATTCGCAGGAAGCGATGACCAAATGTTTAAACCGGTCTTCTGTTCAATCTGACTTACTGTCACTTGGAAATTACAGAAGTTAGCCGCACGCGGGGTGTCTTGATTCATAATGAACGCCGCGAATTTGCCATCAGCCGGGCTAGAACCTGTGAACAGAATCTTCCAGTAGCCGCTCGGGATTTGAACCGATGGAGCATTAGGTAATGTAGCAATATTGCGCTCAAACAGTGGGCCAGTCACTGTATAGACAGCTGTGGTATTGGATAACGCACGCTCTTTATCTTCCAGCCGCACCCAGGCGCCCTGATTTAGGTCGGCTTTTTGCGGCGTGATGTTCGATAAATAATTCAAAGATTGCCAGTCTGACGAACCCCCGAGCCCAGCCAATGGAGCCTGGTGTCCACGGTCAACAGCTAACGCCGCATTCGCGCCAGTATATGCTGCTGGTGCCAACGTATCAGCAGCAGGCAAATCAGGGTCTTGACGCCATGTGCGCGATCGGCCACTTGCTTGGCTTGATGATGTCATTTTATACGCTACCCAGTTCGCGAAACGAGTAGAGGCGTTGTTGTTCAGCGTGTATGCGTCACGGATTAATGTCTGCGCACTGCCACCGGTTGGGCATCCCACGAGACAGTTATCTTTCGACACTGCCGCGACCGCTGCAACAGCGGCTTGCCGTGCCGGTGCAGGCGCAGCGATTTCAGCTTGCTCCCGAGGTTGTTCGGCTGTCTCTTGCGGTTGGTACGTTGAGCATGCGCCCAGAAGTAAAGCTGGCAGTAACTTGATGACGTTCAGTTTCATGCGATGTATCCCTCTTTGATGTATGTACAGTATGAGTCACTAGGACACGTTCAATGTACATAAAGGGATTATCACGTCTTATTAAACTAGTTTACTTCTTTCTTACACGGCGCACATAAAAAAGGCCACGCCTTAGCGCAGCCCTTACAGGATAATCCTTTAATCCAATGCTTAGACCTTGCTGTAAAACCTACTATCTTCAGAATAACAATAATCTTTAACCAAAACCAATAGGTCACTAGTTGCAGATTTTATATCATCAAATATTGATTTACTTAGTTCTCGTTCCTGAATTAGGCGACCATTTAGCCTAATTAGGCTATCCAGTTTCAATACCATCTTCTGTGACTCTTGACTGTTATTTTCAAAAATCAATAAAAACTTATTCCTTAATAAATTTTCCTTTCGCAAAAACTCAAGCATTTTTTCTTCATACTCATTATCTTCTTTAATTTCATCAATATTTCTTGCAGAAACATAAACACCAAAAACTAAAATATTTGACATATATTCTGATGCAGTGCTCTTTATTTCATCAATTCTTTTTTGATGATGAGTAATCGCAATTGTTATTCTTGTATTCCGCTCATTACTTCTAATGCTCTTTAACGCGATAAAACCAGGAATCCAGCCAGCAATAAGAGAACCCAGTAGGGTCGCTATAATAGTATCCCAAGCGAACCCAGAATCAACCACTATAGTAGGAATCTTATCTACGGTTAAAACTCCGCGTTCAAGCAACTCGGTTTGATATTGTCCAAATGGAAAAGGTACGCCCTGCCAAGTCATGATGCCCTCCTTGTGAAAGGAGAATCATAACAAAAAAACCCGCACTGATGACGGGTTTCGGTGTTTGTCTTTTTTTTGCAATTCGACGCTATGACAGGGGTACTGATGCAATGCATCTCGCGAATACCCCTGTCGTATCGCCGGAAAGCAAAAACCCCGCTAGTGCGAGGTTTTCGAATTTGTCAGATTGTCGCTTCCCATTGCTGCCATCGTGGCGTAGCTCTGCCAATCATGAATACATTAAACAATTTTTTGGCTCAATTTCAATATACGAATAGATAAATAGCACAAATAATCAAAAAATAATTCATACCTGCTCAGTTAATAGCTTTCGGGACGTCAAGAAAACCTTTGCCCTGAATATATCCAGACACCAGCGAACGCGCCTTCTCGCTTCACTGTCGGTTAGCCACGGCGCGATTGCCTGCAACTCGCGAGTAATATCTGAGATTTTTTTGCGCGTGGTGTAATACTGAACACCCACCAGATAGACCGGATCATTAACATCTAATGCCAGTAATACGCACTGCTCGACAAAATCAGCATCATCATTGCGCATAGCCTGATCGATAACGCTGGTGGTCTGTGGCCATAGAATGGCGTGAGCGCGATTCATTATCTGCTGCCCTTTGTAGCCCTCGCACCGCGCCTGATTCAATGCAGCCGTAAAGCGCTCCAGCGCCTTATCCGACCATCGACTACCTCTCAGGCCATTCCAGCATGCATGTCCCCGCGGCATTCGGGGGCCTGCTTCACCCCTTACCCCCTCGCCCCATGTGGTAAGTAATGATTTTATCCAGCCAGACTGGACGTTGGTTAATGAAGTAAAACGCCCCAGATAACTTTTCCGAGGCGCAGCGGCTATAAATCCCAATCCTGCATTATTTTGGCGACGTTGGCGTGGGGTCATGCTGCCTCCTGCTTTTTCAGTTCACGTAAATTAGCTCGGGCGGTTGCCCGGATTTTGTCGAGTTCCTCACGCGTCCATCGGTGTGATCCGTTGTTGCTCTCCAGTTCCTGCACGCGGGATTCACCAATTCGCCCCACCAGCGAAATGCGGTATGCCTCGATATTTCCCGATTTGTGGACGTTGCATGTGTGACACTGTAGCCAGAGATTGTCAGGCTCAAACCTCAGATGTGATGCGGCTGCGGTTGTTCTGTAGTGTCCGGCATGCCAGGCGAACGCCTCGCGTGTACCGCAGGATATGCAGCAATCGCCAGCGGCCAGCAGATATTCGCGCCGCCAGTCGTTAACAGCTCGCTGTGTCATGCTGATCCAATGTGAGAGGGGCTTTATAGCCGCCTTGCGTTCCCGCCATGCAGCCTGATCCGCTCTCTGTTTTTTCTGCTGCTGGCGCTGCTTTTCTTTTTCGCGGAGCTGTATTGCGTACTGCGCGCCGTGCTCAGGGCAGCACCAGCGCACATTGTCGAATTGAGGCGTGAATTTCTCACCGCAGATTTTGCATTTACGGCGGTGTAATTTAGCCATTACGATCACCCCAGCGTTTAGCCCACTCTATTTCCAGCTTGGATTTTTCGCTGAAATTTACGTGCTGCTGAGTCCCGAACCAGTAGATAGCCTCAATAACTTCTACCATCTGCGGGATATTCATTTTGCTGGTGCGCTGACCGAACATCACAATGCCACCATCCAATCCGGGTGCCATGCGCAACTCTTCCTTCTTGGATTTGGCAATCATCGCGGTGATCAGGTCTTTCCAGTCCTCCTTATCGTATTTACTACCGAACCAGACGACCTGGTCAGAGAGGTCTTTCAAAAGTGGCCACATTTTTTTGTTCTGAATATCGGTGCGGCTGGGCTCTTTGATGTCCACGACGAGGGGGTGTTTTTGGTCAACAGGTAGCTGCCGAATAAAATTAATAGCGTTTTGCTTGACGGCATCATTTGCCAGATGGAATTGCTGTTTCATGCGGCACCTCGCAGGGTGACCGCTGAATACAGAAAGTCGCTGGCGTCGTTAAACGTCAGTGACTGAGGATTTGATACGTTTTTTTGCGCCATTGGTTTCTCTCCGTTGGCGCAGCAGTTGATGGTTGTTCAGGCCATCAGCGGCAATTATATATTGTTATTTTAAACTTGGCTTACTAGATAACCGGCACGCTCTAACATTTGTGTGAATAGTGTCGGGGTACCGACAATCTCCTCTGGCTGGAGCGGCATAAATGAAATCGTATCGCCCCGCCGGTACGTTAGCGCCCGGTCAAATTCTGGAAAATCCTTAAACGTCGCTACAACGACATGGTCACGGCAGCGCACCACTGCGTAACCCGAACCTGGTAGTTTTATTGCCAATCCATCACCTTAATTAACTGTATATCCATACAGTAATGATATTATATAAAATATTTCAATATGCAACAAAAAGGCCCCTAAGGGCCTAAGAATTAATATGCTATGTGATGTGTTCTATTACTTTTAAGCAAATACAGCATCATCGGGAGTCAATAGAGGTTACTTAGTTATGAATTTATATACACCCCATGATGCAAGTCCTACTACTGCCGCCCCTGCGACAGCCCACCCAACGACAGGAACAACCGCGCTACTTGCAGCAGCACTAGCTATAGCAGCGACACCACCAGCCATACCAGTGCCACCAGTTGCAATGGCACCGCCACCAGCAGCAGCAATTGCACCAGTCGTTACGGATGCTGATGCTCCAGCTGCTACAGCAGTAGCGGCCATAGCTTCTGCAGCCGCAGCTACGCCAGCCACACCGATGGCAGCACCAGAACCAGCGCCTACGGCAGCACCAACTCCCACAGCGACACCTTCACCAATAGTGTTTAATTTTTCATCCATTATTATCTCAAACTCCCATATTTTATTTAAACCATTTCAACGGTTTTTATAGCCCCATTAATATAAGGTTTATTTTTTAGCCATACAACTTAGCAAGCAGTGTTCCTAACAAAAAACCGCCAATAATAATCCATCTGGTTTTTGTGCTAAACTAAGTAAAACTAATAATTATATGAGTTTATATTTACTTAAAACCATATAACTTTCGGTGCATCTTAAGAAATTTTTTGTTCCCCTCTTTAATAAGGTCAATCCTCAATTCATTAGAAACACCTAATTTACACAAGATTTCATCACTGAGCGTGTCTTTTATTAAGACACTTCCATTATCGTTAAAGCTAATTAATCCTTTATCAAAAAGTCTGTCTAAGTTTGGGGATAAAAGGAGACCGTTAAATTTATTTATTTTATCTTCATTCTTACTTAAGCACCAAGGATATATATGTGATGCAATAAGTAGGTCCTTACGATCGACCCCTGTCACGGCACATTTCCCTTCCCAGAGTTCTAATAAATCCTTCCTATACTCACCCTGACCAATCCTTGCTTTAGCCAGGATTTTTCTTTCGTATTCTTTTTGGCTTACTTCACCAAGTAAAATATCTAATTTCAATTCATCTATTTTATCTATAAGATATAATCCAGCATATACAGATAAAGATGACATGTAGATTTGAGTACAAAGCCCGCGTTTATTAAAAACTTTAGGGTGGCAATAATCGTTATAAAGATCTATAAACTCCTCTTTAAACTCTCTGATATCGATTGGCAAAGTTAACTCTTCATAAGCAATATCAACTCTCCACCCCTCAACTTCCCAGGCTGCAAACTTTCTATTGTCGGGGCGGCCAGCAGTATACGAATCACTTGTCGCTCTTAATATTAAATTAACTTCCCAGTTTCGATAGCCAAAAATAACATCTCCGGATTTAATTTTTGACATGGACTCCCAACCAGCATTTTTAACCTCTTTGCCATTAGCGTTAGTAGCATACTTAGGGGCCCATAAGAAACCATACTCTTTAACTTCTTTAAAACTTGTGCCCAGATTAACCCAAAAAAAATTCATATAAAATCATCCTTTTTAATAAAGCCAATTTACAACCAAGTTATTGATTTTTAAGTCCAATTTAATAACTATTAGAGCAGAAATTTCAGCTAGAGATAATAGCTTATAAAAAACTTAAGAATACAGAAAGATATCACTTTTTATGGTTTAATTACCAGCCATAAAGAAACACCTTTCGGTGCTTCAAAATGATAATTAATGAGCAAGCATCATGGATTAGATAGCTTATGAATACCGTCAGGCCAAATACTTATGCAACACTGCTTTTTACAAAAATAATCCAATGGGTTTTGTCGCCCTTCCCTGTTCGCTGCGTGATAATCGGGCTCTCATTTGTCAGTGATAAAACCTGGCTGACAGGAATCTGTGTTTCGTTCCATTTGAAAATCAACACGCCATCAGGCCGCAGCACGCGGAACGCTTCGACAAATCCAGCACGCAAATCATCGCGCCATGTCTGCGGATTCAACACGCCGTATTTTTTGCGCATCCAACCCTCTGGCCCTGCGCGTTCTAAATGTGGAGGATCGAACACGACAACAGGGAAAATCTCGTCGGCGAACGGGAGCTGACGAAAGTCTGCGATGATGTCAGGAGAAATAACAAGGCTCCGGCCATCGCACAGCGTGTGCTGTTCGCTACGGTTATCCATGAACACTGCGCGGGGGTCGCTTTTGTCATGCCAGAACATGCGACTGCCACAGCACATATCTAAAATCTGCGTCATGCGTCACCGTCCTTGCGCTCTAACTGCGGAGCAGCAGCAATCATTGCTGCATCGATTTGTTCACGTAGCGATGTGGCGTGTATTTCTGCCCAGTCTTCCGAAACCGTTTGAGCGACAAACAGTGCGTGGCTTCCGTAAACGAGCGGTGTGCGCACCTCTACGTAATGCGAAATAAGCCAATCCATGCGGCACTTATCCGCCAGCTCAGCTGCTAACTGATTACGCAATTCCAGAATCTCGCCATTCAGCCGCACGAATGCGTTAACGACGCCGGACTGAACTGATTGATCGGGAGGGATATCCAGCGCATGGCGAATGCAGGCCATTTCGCGCGACATACTGGATTCTGCTGCCAACAGTAATTCAATGCGGTTTGCTACCTGGTTCAATAACGTGCCGTCTTGATCGGATACGGCCATTTCGCGGATGCGCTCAATCATCACCGCTGTAGACATTTCAGGTTTCATGCGCGTACTCCTGCCAGCAGTTGAGTAAAACGAGCCTGTGCGGGATGAACGCCAAAGCCCGGATGAATCTCACGGAACAAATGGAACCGGTATTTGCCCGGTGTGCCGACTGCGATTACTTGATTGTTTTCTCTAAGCGTTCCGAGTGCGGAGCTGGCCTCACGGCGGGTTATATCTAAACCTCGGGCAATCTCTGTCCGCGTTAATCCTTCGTTGCGGCGAACGTAGCGCAGCACGCGCTGCTGTGTTGTCATCTTAGTTTTCATTGGTCAAATCTCGATTGTTAGTTAATCAAACATTCCCGCAGCTTTGCGGCGTTTGAACTCCGCATATGCGAGTTCCGCAGGTGTCGGCCCACCTGGATGTTTTGGCGCGGCAAGCTGACGGCGAATCGGCGGAATACTCATCCCATGCGCCACGTGCTTAACCCACTTGTTCAGCAGCCGTTCTGCCAGCCGCTCCAGTTCTCCCGCCGTCATGCGTTTTTCTACGCCAGCACGCCGCATCTCGATGCAGATGTGATACAGAACCGGCTGACGCCACGGGAATTCTGTGCTGCTCGAATATCGATACGACTCGTTGCGCCAGCGCTTGTATTCCGCCATCACGTCATCGGTACTCAGTCCGAACGGGTTGGCTCCACACTCAGCAATCAGCGACACGAACTCAGCCAGATCTGGCGGCCATGAATTACCAGCAGCGCAGCGTTCTAGGCACCCCGCGCAAATCTGCTGCAATTGCTCAGGTGTCATGCCGCTGATAATTCCCACCCAAATCTCCGACGGCGCCGTCCCGTTCTTCACTGCCCAGCGATCTGTAAATATTTCCCCCATGACCTCCCATAGCTGCCATGCCATCTGGGTTGCCTGCACTTTCTCGCTCCCACTGCTCACGTGCTGCCCTGATGCGCTGAACGGCGCGTGGCGCGGTTGAATCCTGGTTAACTCCCTCATGATTACTCACCTCGTTTTTTTGTTTACCTGCCGAACTCCGCACCTGCTGGATGTGCCGAGCAAATTTCTGATCCCACTGGAGCTGGTGGAACGCTTTGCCCTCCGGCTGCCAGTACATGACAAAACCCGCTAACTCAGTTGGCTGGTAGTCCTCATCCAGAATTACCCCCGCCAGCGCAGCCCGTTGTCGAAAATCCAACGACGGTCTCCAGTCGGAAAACATCGGGAATTTACCGATCGGCTCATCGATACCTGGCAGGTATTCCGGTAGTCCGTTGTTCTCAGCAGGAAGTAAATTTTCCTCGCGCGTTATGTGTGGGGTTTTATCTTTTACTTCTTCTTCTAATTCTTCTTCTGGTAACTCTTTTTGAAACGCTGATGTAACCCTCTCTGCGTTACTATTTGCGTTACCGTTTGACGGTTTCTTGCGGTGTTCTGTAACTCGCCTATTGCTAAGTGTCCGTTTTTTAGAGGATTTCCCGTTGTGCCTTTCGAAGTTGGGAAACATCAGGGTGTTACCCTCAGTCTTGAGCCAGCCAACTTGAAGCAGTGCATCAGCGAAGCCGGGAAAAAAAGTAATGCGATCGATAGCGTTTTTTGTAACGCTCGTAGCGTTACCATTTGCGTTACCGTCTATCGTTTGTTGGTCAGCCCACGACCATAGGCGGATCAGTTTCCCCAGCACTGAATCAGGGTCGATGCTCAATATTTCGGCCAGTTGATAAATCTCCGGCTTGTCGGGCGTAATGACCTCAACCTTGATCCATTCGTAAGCCATTAAGCCCCCTCAATGCGCTTAAAGGTGATGGCCCAACACCACGGATTGGCATTCCAACTTTCAGCGCCGTAGATTGATCTCCAGAGAGACCTGAAGCTATCCTTTGCGAATGTGCATCCGCATCCATAACCTTGATTTTCATAATCACGATAGAAGCCGTGGTACGTGTCGCTATGCCTGCGAGCCACTCCTTCGGAGATAGCGTCCTCTTCACTGATGTAGTTCAACCGCTCCACGCGCACATCTGTGATTTCCAGCGTGATACGGCTGGCATGGCGCGGCATGTGGATTGATGGCACCCATTTGATCGGATAGTTTTTCCCGTTCGCTGTGAATCGGATGGCATCAGGATTGCTGGCGCGATACACGCGAAACTCACCGGTTCCGCCCAATGCATCACGGCGAACTTGAAGGCCAGAGGTCTCGCGCACCCATAGCCGATCGCCAACCTCTCCGTATGGGCAGCGATAAACCTTCTCGCTGGTATCCATCCACGGACCGCCACTCAGTCGAGCCAAGCCGTCTTCATCTGGCTGATGCCTGACAACCCGCCGCGTCTGCGTCTTGAGACCGTCAAGGGTGGCCCGAACCATCTCGCCGTTAAAAATTATCCCGCGCTCTTTCATCGCTGGGCTCCTTAGTAATGTTTATTGGTCAAAACTCGATTAAAAAATCCCGCTGAACATCGTCACGGTGCTGTCAAGAACTGCGGCCCAACGATCGGGCGGCGCGAGCTGAATCAGCGACATAACCCCTTCCCTTATCTTTTGCTCAAGTTCACGCAGCGGCTCACCCAGCAGTGCAGCCTGTTTTGCTTCTGAGCATTCACGCGACGCAGTGGCCACTAGTTCCGCTTTTGTTTTGCCCTTCTTCAATCCGTACTGGCGAGCTATCTCAATGGGCATAACGTCGGCGATCACTGGCGTGAGTTTCGCGATATATCCGGCATAGCGTTTGGAATTGAATGGGTTATCAAGCCAGCGAAAAAGATTCTGTTTGTTGTTGCGGGCTGAGTCGCCCAAGTGCAGTCCACGCCCACCACTGAGGTGCCATTCATCAACCACCAGCTGCGCGATCGTTTCCTGCGCTTTACCTGGTAGCGTTTTTTGCCACGCATACACAGCATCACGAACGGCAGCATGTGCCACCACCGCCTGCCGTGATTGATTTCGGGATTTCAATAACCCCGGACTGATGCAGATATCATCCTGATAAGTTTGGGTATGCATTGTTAGGCTTCCTTTTCCTTTGGTAGGCCATCAGTTGGGTTTGGGTGAAGGTCGGGCCGGAGCTCATGAGGGGTAATTTCCCATTGCATCAGGCGGCAAAAAGGGATTACCCGGACAGCAGGAACCTGCCCCTTAAGCCACTTAAAAACGGTCTGCTGACTTACGTTCAAGTGGCGTCCTATTTCCGACTGTGTATAGCGCTTGGATACAAGTTCTTTTATTTCTTTTTTCATATAGGTCCTCCGTTTATGAACATGGCAAAAATACAACTTAAAGGAGTTAATTACAACAACTTTAAGTTCACATCGATTGATACATCCTTTAGTTGTATTATTTAGGAATGAAAATGAAGACTATTGACATCACTACATACCGAATTAACCGGCTTCTAAAAGAAAAGAACTGGACCCAAAACGATCTCGCTAATCGTCTCGGTGTTACACAGCAAACCATTCAAAAGTGGGTTAAGGGTAAAAGTAGCCCGTCAATGGAAAACATAGATAAACTCACTGATATAACTGGACATCCTCCTTACTGGTTTATGCTTCCACCAGACGATGGGGATCAGGTTGTAACTCCAGACTCCATGAAGATAGGCACCATGCAACTTGACCTGCTTAAAACCTTCAATGCTTTCCCGGAAGAAGATCAACAGCAGATGCTGTCTGAAATGAAAGAGCGTAAAGAGAGCATGGATAAGACGGTTGCCCGGTGGATAGCGGCGCAGAAAAACCATCGCACCTGATGTAAATCAGGCAATTCAAGATGGCATATCGCGTATCAGCCAATAGTTAGCAGTTGAAGAACAAGCATGAGTTCAAGATTGCCGCTCCAGTTGAGAGCACTGGATGAGTGTGTGGAGAAGTACCTTAGGGGTAGATATAAGCCCTCGGACGACTGATTTTATAATTACACACAGCGCGAATCCGACGCTGAGCGGATAGCATAGTCTTATTCAGGGAATAAGGTGAGTTGAGCATCACCAAATTTTTATTGGAATTCATATGGATAAGAGTAATTCACTGCTTCCTGGGCAGCAGATAGAAATAGATGTATTTCCTGTAAAGGAAGTGGAGATAGAGGGTATTCAAATGGGGATACTCAATAATGGCTCCCCTTACCTTACAATGCGAGGGCTCTCTCGTTTATGCGGCGTCGATTCATCAGTAATTGCAAGGTTAACAACCGATTGGATTGAAGAGCGTCAAAAAACTCGCGGGCAAAAGATCGACCAAATATTACAAAAAAAAGGAGTCCGACTTACTCAACTATATTGGAATGTAACTGTCAATGGTGTTGAGGTTAGGGCTTACCCAGATTCTGTTTGCATGGCAATTCTGGAGTACTATGCTTTTGATGCAGGGCAAGTTGACAATACAACCGCCTTAAAAAACTTTAGAGCACTTGCAGAGAACACCCTTAGAAGATTCATTTTTTTAAGTGTTGGTATTGATCCTGAGAATCCTCAGCGTGGTGCATGGCAGTGCTTTCACGAGAGATTGCAGTTAAACGCTCAGGTACCTTTTGGGTATTTTTCGGTGTTCAGCGAGATGGCTGATCTAACCCTTAAGATGATTAATGGTGGTTTTAATTTCGGTCCAGCCTCCGTTCCTGATATCAGTGTTGGTCTTAGCTGGGGAAAGCACTGGGCTGGCACAAATCTTGATAATAAATACGGGAATAGAACCAAACACTCCCACACTTACCCAGATTGGTTCCCGCAACACAGAGCTGGTCCTATTGAGGCATGGGTTTATCCAGACGATGCCTTAGGTGAGTTTCGTCGTTGGATGCAGCAGTCTTACCTCCCAACAAAATTCCCAGCATATATAGCAGTTAAGGCAAAAGAAGGCGCTATACCTCAGGTCGATGCGGTCAAATTGCTTTCTCAAGTCAAAAAACCAGAACTTCCCAAAAAATAAGGTTTCACTCTATCCCGCTTCGGCGGGATTTTTTTGCCCTTCTTATGCTCGGTGATATTATGTAATCGTTCGTTACTTATGAGGGTAGATAATTGAAAAAAATAGCAATTATTAGCGCACTAATAGCTTCTTTAGCTTTAGTCGGATGTGCAACACAGCCCCCCCCATCACCAGCCCAGATATCTTCAGCCAGCTACGGCGAGTTACCCAATAATTACCAAGATTTGGTAAAGACTCATTTTTCAGCAACGCTTAAGGATCCGTACAGTGCGCAATACACCTTTTTGCCAACATTTAAAGGTTATGCGCAGGATGGCCCGTGGGCGCCTACGGGTGGAAGGGTAACCTATGGATATATAATACCTGTTCTTGTTAACGCAAAAAATAGCTATGGCGGCTATACGGGTAACCAAAAACATGTGTTCATTTTCTCAGACGGAGTGCTTTATGACACCACGCTGAACGAGGCATACGGCAGAGTAAAGCCTGTAAATTAATCTAATTTAGATGAAAACCAACCCGCATATGCGGGTTTTTTTGTGTCTTCCTCTCAATAAATACAACTTAAGGTTATTGACTTAATAACTTAAGGTTGTATTATCAATTTATCGAAACGCAGCAACGCTCCAACGCATAACCCGCTGAGCAATACCCCGAGTTACTCAGCGATGCGGAAGGGCTAAGTAGCCAGCCTGAGGCGAAAGAACATGACGGCAGTTGTTGAGATTTAAGTAATAGCGCAGCAGGTTTCAACGTTCCGCCAGCCGGGCGACAACGGCAGAAGCAGAGGTGTCGATGAATATTCGGCAGTTTCGCATGGCTCAGCGTCTGGCACAAAAGGCGAGAGCACAAAACAGCAGTAAAAAATGGGATGCAGCTAACCGCATCATGGCAAGGGCATTACTAGGAAGAGGAAATTGATGGAAACACTATTCGCGCTGGTTCTCGTCATCTGTACGACGACTGGCGAATGTCACGAGGCTGTGTTGGGTGTTTACGACACGCAGCAAGATTGCGTTGCTGATATGTATGACCAGCGCGTTAACGGCGAGTGCTTTCCGGTTGAGGGAATCATCAGGGCTGACGGCCAACAGCCAGCAACGAAGTAATCGAGTTCTGACCAATTGCTATTAGCTAGCGGATTGCTGGCACCAGGGAAAAGCTGCTCGCAGCTTGAAACGCAAAAACCCGCCGAAGCGGGTTAGTACGCCAACGCTCCGACCAAAGAACGTTGGAATCGAGTTTTGACCAATGACCACTACCCTTGGGCGCAATCAATGGCTCAGGGGATTCTACAACCCAAAGGAGTCCCAACGCAATGAACACCTATGCGTTTATCATCAAAGCTAAAGCAAAATCAGACAAAAAGAGTTTGTTCTGCTGGCTATCTGCTAAATCCGACTCACGTGCAGAACGTGAAATCATGAACATTCTGGAAGACGACGAAATCACAACTGGCCGCGGCGGTGATTATAACTTGCCGCTTCGTACTGACTGGTTCGTCGTTGATGACCTTCCTGAGGAAGGCGCTCTGGATGATAAATGGTGCGATCGCTACGAACTGAATGATGACGGTAAATCGTGGCGTCAAATTCCTAAATCTAAACCAACTTCTACCAACATTCAGGATGAGCACGCCGCTATTACAGGGCAAACCGCATCAACTCAATTAGCTGACACACCAGCAACTGACGGCACAATCACTATCGAGCAAGCCTCATTCGCTCAGCGTATTGGCGGCGGCTGGCTGTATACGTCATTCGTGGAGCTGTCTGTTATTCAGCAGCGTGAAATCAGCGCATTGCAGCACGACATGGAAGCTACCTATTTCCAAAATTTGTTGCTGGCGCTGAACAACGCTAAAGAACTGTTACAAGCACAGCATGTTTTCCCTGACACGCTATTCAGCCTGATTGATGCGATTAAGTCAGTGTGGGCGATGGACGGCAAAACCCCATCTGTAGGCGACATCGTTTCATTTTCGAAAGAATGGCTGAATGCACGCAATGAAGATTCTACACTGGAGCGATCAGGTCCATATCGTTCAGAGGTTACAACGAAGTGGGCGAAGAAATCTGGCGTGCCGCGCACTGAGTCGGGGGCTAATGCTGGTGATGGTAGCAACACTGACCGTGGTTATACCCACACTTTAGATACTCTTGATATCGAAATCGCGCTGTTCACGACACCATTTGATTTTGATATCTACAATATTCCCGGCCCTGTTTATCGCCGAGCCAAAGAGATTGTCGCAAACAAAGAGCAGCCATTTAAAACATGGAGCCAAACTTTGCGACCAATGCCGGGCATTCTGAGCGTGTTCAAAGCAGGGATCGGCGCTCTAATTCGCAAAGCGAATCAGGATGTGCCCCACTTCCCAGACAGTCTCCAGCGGTACATTAACTCAACGTTGACGGCTGAATATTACACGACGCCGACACCAGAACTGCTGACGCTGGCACGTCACGCCCCTGCCAATTCCGCTAAGCAAGAGAACACCGAAACAGACGAAGAATTAGGCACTCAACCTCAAGTTGAAAGCCTTGGTGACGGTAAGTTCTCTATTGAAGGGTTGATGAATAGCGCCCCCTCAAATGAGGGAGAAAAACCGGAAAATGATGGGGTGGGCAATGTGCAGATGGAAAAGGCTGGCAACCAATCGAGCGAAACTAATTCAGCGGTATCAGCGTCAGCGAATGATGATGGCTCTATTAAAGAGGCGAGAGCAGCTCTCGAATCAGCTGTAGATAAGTGGGTGAGTGAGGGTGCCGCCGCTGAGGAACCAGTAGGGCCGGTAGTCATAGACGAACCGCCCTACTTTGAGCCAGGTCGCTATGAAGGGGTGTCGAATAACGATTACCACGCGGCGAATGGCGTCAGCAGCACTCAGGTAAAAGATGCGCGGGTCAGCCTGATGTACTTCAACGCACGCCACGTAGCCAAGACTATCGCACGTGAGAACTCCAAAGTGCTGGACATGGGTAACTTGGTGCATGCGCTGGCGCTGCAACCAGAAAACCTGCTGGCTGAATTCAGTATTGAGCCGGTAATACCTGAGGGCGCATTTACTACGACAGCGACGATCCGCACGTTTATCGATGAGCATAACGCCAGCCTGCCAGCGCTGCTGTCTGCAGACGACATCAAAGCACTGCTGGAAGAGTACAACGCCACCCTGCCTGATCAGCTTCCACTCGGAACATCTGCGGAAGAAACTTACACGTCATACGAGCAAATGCCGGAGGAATTCCAACGCATCGATAACGGTACGAAGCATACTGCTGTCGCAATGAAAGCCTGCATCAAAGAGTACAACGCCACCCTGCCGCCGCAGGTTAAAACCAGCGGGAGCCGTGACGCGCTGCTCGAGCAACTGGCAATGATCAATCCTGACCAGGTGGCGCAGGAAGCGCAAAAACCACAACCGCTGAAAGTGTCCGGCACAAAGTCCGATCTGATTCAGTCCGTTAAATCGGTTAATCCAGATGCGGTATTCGCTGACGAACTGCTTGATGCATGGCGCGAGAATCCCGAAGACAAAATTTTGGTCACCCGCGCACAGCTGGCCACAGCCCAAGCAATTCAGAAAGCGTTGTTGAGCCACCCAACCGCAGGCAAGCTGCTGACTCACCCGAGCCGCGCCGTTGAGGTGAGTTATTTCGGATTTGACGACGAAACTGGGCTGGAAGTCCGTGTTCGTCCCGACCTTGAGATCGACCTTGACGGTGTACGCATCGGCTGTGATCTGAAAACAATAAGCATGTGGAACGTCAAGCAAGATGGTCTGCGCGCAAAACTTCACCGTGAAATCATAGACCGCGATTACCACCTGAGCGCGGCAATGTATAGCGAAACCGCGACGCTCGATCAGTTCTTCTGGATTTTCGTCAACAAAGACGAAAACTACCACTGGATCACCATAGTAGAGGCATCGGAAGAGCTTTTAGAATTGGGCATGCTGGAGTACCGAAAAACTATGCGTGCGATCGCTACGGGGTTTGATACTGGCGAGTGGCCAGCGCCAATCACTGATGATTACGCGGACGAACTAAACGATTTTGACCAGCGTCGTCTTGAAGCACTGCGTGTGGCATAAGGGGGAGATCATGGAAAATACCAGCATCGTAACGACCGAACAGCAAGCACCTAACGTGATGAACAATAGCATCCTCCTGATGAGAGCTGACATCATGGAACAGCTAATGAATATTGCCGATGTCATGTCAAAGGGCGTCGCGACAGTTCCTAAGCACCTGCAAGGAAAGTCGTCTGACTGCCTGGCAATTGTCATGCAAGCTGCACGTTGGGGCATGGACCCATATGCTGTGGGGCAAAAAACGCATTTAGTAAACGGTCAGCTTGGCTATGAGGCTCAGTTGGTTAACACGGTTATTACAAGCTCCAGCGCGGTACGCGGTCGATTCAAGTATGAATATGGTGGGGATTGGGAAAAGATCGTCGGAAAAAAGGACGGGCGCGACGAGTCAGGGCTGTTTATCCGTGTCGGCGCTATTTTACGTGGTGAGCAGGAAATTACATGGGGTGAACCAGTTTATCTGGCTGATATTACAACGCGTAATTCCCCGCTCTGGAAGACGGCACCTAAGCAACAGATAGCTTATCTTGCCGTTAAATACTGGGCGCGCCTGTACTGCTCAGAAGTGATCATGGGTGTGTATAGCCCTGATGAAATAGAGCATCGCACAGAGAAGGAAATCAACCCTACACCGCAGCGTGTCAACCTCAGCGATCTACACGCAGACGCGCCAGAAACAACAGTCAGCTCGCAGGAGTCCACCAGCAGTCTCGACTCTTTGGCAGATGATTTCCGTGATCAGATTGAACGGGCCGATGATGTTGATAAAACCAAGGCTATTCGTGCTGATATTGAAACTCAAAAATCAGCGCTGGGTACTGCGTTATTCACTGAGCTGAAAAACAAGGCGGTGAAACGCTATTACCTGGTTAATGCAAAAAACCAGATTGAGGCGGAGATTAACTCCCTGCCCCAGCCTGACGAACCCGATGCCGTGGAGAAATTTGCGGCGCTGGAAAAATCACTGGCTGCGGCAAAGCGTCACCTCGGCGACGAACTCCATGATCAGTTCGCTGTAACGCTGTGCGATATGAAGCCCGAGTATATAAATAGCTAAACCTATTGGGGAGGCTCAACCTCCCCCGCTAAAACTGATTCTGAGAAATCTAAATACATGACGTTATGAGGCGAATATGGGAAAACTCATCACGCTAAACGAATGGTGCGATCGTAATTATTCGGGTAACCAGCCAACAATCCAAACCCTACAGCGTTGGGCGCGAGCTGGGAAAATTTACCCAGCACCAGAAAAGCATGGTCGTGAATATCGAGTCAGCGAAGATGCTGTATTTATCAATCCAAAAGATTACAAACTGTCGCGACGGATAATTGCCGAAAGAAAAGGCTTTAATTCAGATTTAGTGAGGAGAATCATTAATGGCAAGGACGACAAGGTATGATGCCAATTTGCCGCGCAACCTCACGTATCGTAAGAAATACAAATCATTTTATTGGCGCAATCCATTAACAGGAAAAGAAATATCTCTGGGACAAATCGCTCGCAGGGATGCGATTAGCCAGGCTATAGAGGCAAATAGTTTTATTGAGCAGAATTTCTCCCCGATAGCTCTGATTGAAAAGTTAAAAGTGAAAAAAGAACTCACGGTGACCGAGTGGATTGAGCGTTACGATGTAATTATTAAGCGACGAGATCTGGCGGCTAATACCTACAAAATACGCTCTGGCCAGTTAGCTACAATCCGGCAATCTCTGGGGGGAAAAATACTAAAAGAGGTTACAACGAAAGATATTGCTGAGTTTTTGGAAATTTATTTGCAGCAAGAAAAGTTATCGATGGCCGCAGGCTTCCGATCTGTTTTATCTGATATTTTCCGCGAGGCTATTGTTGAAGGTCATGTGGAAAATAATCCAACACTACCCACACGAACCCCGCAACCGAAAGTACAACGAGAGAGGCTTGAACTAGAACAATATAAAGCAATTCGCATTGCTGCTGAAAAACAGGCTCTTTGGTTTCAATTATCGATGGACTTAGCGCTCGTTACTGGTCAGCGCAGGGAAGATGTTGCTGCAATTAAATTCAGCGATATTGTTGATGATCGGCTACTCGTCGAACAGGGGAAAACCGGAAACAAACTGGCGATCCCTCTCGACCTGACAATCGATGCTATAGGGTTGCGCTTATGCGATGTCATTGAGCAATGCCGTAATGCCAGCAATACAGATTACATGATTAGTGTCGGTATTAGAAAAAATAGCCCTAACGGAGCTGTGGAACTTAATGGGCTAACAAAGGGGTTTGTTAAAGCAAGAAAGGCATCGGGGATTGAATTAGATGAGAAGCCGCCGACGTTTCATGAAATAAGAAGTCTGGCTGGCAGATTGTATGAGAAAGAACGGGGAAAGGAGTTTGCACAGAAATTGCTGGGACATAAATCAGCAAAAATGACTGAGAAATATCTGGATACTCGCGGGAAGGAATATATCTACCTATAAAAGGCCGTATATCAAATTTCGTGGATTTTTCGTGTATTTTCGTGGATATTAAAAATAAAAGCATAAAAATCAACAACATAAAAAAAGACTGAATACGATTCCTGTATTCAGTCTAGGGAAATGGCCCTTGGGAGAGCCGTGCGCTAAAAGTTGGCATTTATACAAGCTGTACTAGCCCTGTAGATTTAAGCTTAGCCAACTCCCCCAGGTTTTCCAGCTTCAACCCACTCGTAATGATCACAAATGGAACAGATTTCACACTTTACCCTAACCATAAAGAAGCAAATAGTTAACATTAATAGGTAAATCAATCACTTCATGGTTTAACATCTGGCTGACACAGTTGCTCTGCACGCTCGATAAATGGCTGAAGGCTTTTTTTCTGACCAGGATGTTTAGGATCGTCCAGCCAGATAACGTCTATCGGCTGCGCACTTACCCGACCGGACTTCATCTGCTCAATAGCAACATCATTCAACGGATATTGCATCAGCGTACCGGTATGCAAGGCGTATAGCGCATTGCCAGGGCGACAAATCAGTTGAACCTCTTCACGCGTGAAAGCCCAGCGATCGCCATATTCAAGCCGACTGATATTTGCCAGTTTGGCGGCAGCAAAAGCGTTCGCAGAAAGTGAGGTAAGCACGATAGATAGCAAAAATTTATTCATCATGGTATTCCCGACATGCATATTCAAACAATGATGTGTGTGAGTTTTACAGCCTTATCCAAATAACAGGAAGACAGCATCAAACCTTATAAAACATAAGGTTGTATATCACGACTAACGCGATCATAGCGACAGAAGAAGATGAAGTCGAGCACGAAGCCAAGAATAAAACTTACGGCGAGGTGTAGGTAGAAAAGTCGTTCGAGAGAAGAAATGGCGGGATAAAGAGAACATTATCCCGCATTATTCAAATGCGTATTGGCCGACAGAGTTGTCGATTGCCGTTAGGCTGACGGTGTCGCCGCAGACATTTTTTTCAGGTCTTGATCGATGAAGAACAAACCGCCTTCGCTGGCATTAACCAATGCAAGCTTGTCCAGAATAGAGCGGAACAGTTTCTCTTCTTCATGCTGTTCAGCAACGTACCATTGCAGGAAGTTAAATGTAGAGTAATCCTGCAAGGCCATCGCAGCATGTGCCAGCTCATTAATTTTTGCTGTGATCAGCTGTTCGTGTTCATAGGTCAGCTTGAAGACATCAGCCAGTGAATCGAAATCAATCGGCGGAGCCGCAATAGCGCCTAATACAGGCAGGCTTCCCGTGTCATCCAGATAGTCAAACAGGCGCTGCATGTGTTGCATTTCTTCCTGAGAATGCGTCTTCAGAAAACTAGATGCACCTTCAAAACCTTTGTCACCGCACCATGCACTCATTTGCAAATACAAATTCGCAGAATAAAACTCCAGATTAAGTTGCTCGTTCAGCTTCTGAATCATTTCTTTTTTTAACATAGTAACTCCCTATTTTCCCGGCAGGTGAATTTATTTAGGGCATTATGCCTGAAAAAATAAAATAAAAAACACTTTATTAACATTGAAGAACAATTAACAAAATAAACAATAAAAACAACATATTATGAAATTGTTATTGATATTTATTATCACTAAATCATTGATGGAATATATTATTGCGAATCATTTTTATTATCAAAAATAACAACCGAAACTTATGTGACTTATGAAAAAAGCGTATTAGAAATTATTCCCATTTCGTAATGAGAATAATAAACATCCACATGATAAGGCGAACACTTGCCATTTCCCTGCTGCTACTTTACCGTGGCATACATGAGTCTTTAGTCAATAGGCAGGAGAAAGCAGTATGGGATATAATCTGGCGGAACTATCCAAAGAGGATATGGATAAAGTTAACGTAGACTTGGCGGCGTCAGGCGTTGCCTTCAAAGAACGTTATAATATGCCGGTCATTCCAGAAGTCATTGAAAGAGAACAACCCGAGCATCTACGTAACTACTTTCGTGAACGTGTGATGTTTTACCGTCAGCGTTCCCTGCAATTCTCTCGTTTACCTTACGAGCCTAAATCTAAATAG